AAGGGCCACGGAACGGGCACACCAACAGGCAATGCAGAGCCTTCCCCCAAACCAAGGTAATCAAGAACGCTCTGAATACTGGTCTTACCAAGAATGGCGCGTCCAACACTTGTCAATGCAGTTAACGCGGCACGATCAACACCTGTGAAATAAGGGAGTTTATCTGCTGCTGTAGCTAGTGCCGCTAGAGCAGTGAGCGTAGCGTCTGCCGCTTGCTTTCCATTAGCCAAATCATATGCAGCCTTGACAGCTTTCGGTGTGGCGGCCAGCACTTCGGACGTGCTGTTAGTGGCACTACTGAGCTGAGTGATGCCTTTCGCTGTCAATGAAGCTGTTGGCACACCAGTGATCTGATTCCAGGGATGTGTATGACTGGATGGTGCCTTTCCGGCTGCTAGATCGTATGCAGCTTTAACCGCTTTTGGAGTTGCAGCTAATGTTTCAGAAGTGCTGTTGGTGTCGCTACTGAGCTGAACTATCCCTTTTTGTGTCGTGGTTGCATCCTGGGCTGTATACTTCCCGTTAGCCAGGTCATATGCAGCCTTGACAGCTTTCGGTGTGGCGGCCAGCACTTCGGACGTGCTGTTAGTGGCACTACTGAGCTGAACTAATCCCTTTTGCGTTGTGCTTGCATCCTGCGCCGTATACTTGCTTTTCGCCAGATCGTAGGCTTTTTTAACTGCCAGCGAACTCGCAGCAACATCACTTCTGGTACTGGTTACAGAGTCTGAAATATCAATGCCGATCGTGCGGTTGATACGCTCGGATGTATCAATCATCTCTTGAGTAATGGTAGATACGCCAGCAGGGATATTCACCGTACAAACCAGCAGTTCCCCATCACCTAACTGATATGAATCGGTATAGGTTCTGGCAACAAATTCAGCTGCATGAATATGTGACGCGGTATTCACCTGATAGGTATCTTCTCCAAGAAGGTATCTTCCCTTCAGCACAATTGCATATTTCTTGCCTGCGTTAAGTGCAAGAGAGATATCCTTACGATGCTGAATAGTTACCTGGTAGAATTCACCAATATCCACTGACGCCGCGCCAGCGGTTTTATCTCCATCCACTGAGGTGATTAACAGGTTCATTCCACCGCCAGGCTTAGGCAAGAAACCAGCATAAAATCCCGGGTCAACAATTCCCCTGAATTTTCGGTTTAGAGCGGCTGACAGATATGGTTCGTGGTATTGCACATCAGCCACCAGAGCCAACGACTCGGGTGATGGGTAAGTAACCGATGTAACAACTGTAACGTCATTCATCAAGCATATCCTTATGCTGTAGTCGAGTTTATGGCCATAACTGCGGTATATGTTTTGCCCACATACAGCGAGTCTTCTTGGACACAAATAATGGCGATTGGCTTATTCTCGTTATCCAGAACAACCAGAGTGTTGAATGGGTAGTTTTTCCCTTCCTGCAACTGACTTTGATCAAGGTCCATTCGGACAGTAATTATCCCGCCTGAGTAGGTTGGGACGAGGTTGATGGTGCAAAATTGACTGGTCAGTTCTGCCAGATCGAAAGCCTTTGGCAGTTCTCCAATCTCATAAGTGCCATCTCCTTTCTTAGTAACCAGTGAACTGGTACCGAAAACGGCCTTGCTGATTAAAAATCGAGAGCCTTTGTTAATGGACGATTCAGCGCGCCGCTGATAGTAATAGTCCAACAACTGACTCTTATAGAGGTTTGTTGAGACGTCAGACATGATTTTCCCTAATCAATGTTGTGAAGCCTCATTGTAAGATAAGTAACTTGTCACCCCGCCCTGCGGACGGGGTGATTGTCACGCATCGCTATCCAACAGCAAATCATCTGCGCGGGTGCGATCAAACGTAGGCGTTGCTTTCACAATAGTGCCGCCCGGCGTTGCAGTGATCGGGGCGTTAATCGACGTAACTTCAGTAAGCGAAGTTGTATCCGAAGTTTCAAACCAGCAGAATGCTTTTTCGGTATCAGAAATCTCATTCAAAGTGATCATGTCGGCCTGTTCATTTACAACAACCGACAAATAGAGCGTAAGCCCATCAAACACTATATGCAGTGGCAGTAGAGGCTTTACGAACTGATTAAACTTTCTGAGAATTTCTTCTGTAATTGCGGACTGATCTATCGTTCCAGTAATACCCATTGTCCGGGCCAGGTCGTTTATGGGAATACTGATCATTCCTCTGGAAGTCAGAAACATCTCGCCGAATGTGCCGCCGGTGGTTTCCAGTGTGCTTTCTGGAATCAGGACCGTGCCATAGGGATGACGTTCAAAGTCCACCGGAGCATATATGGGATCCCATAAAACCGATATACCGTTAAATTCGCGATAAATTGTCTGGTTTATAGGGCGTTCAGTACCCTTAAAATGGATCTCATCAAACCGCTGTTGTAACAACATCGGAACGGAAGATGAATTCGACGTCCTGATAGTAAAAAACTGGCCAAGTTCATTTGTCCTAGTCTCCAGATCCTCCTTGCTCATGGAGAAAATAGACTTCCGGTTGGTAATTCGCTCCAACCATGGGTCAACAAAGGTGTCCATCATTGACTGAACCAAATCAGCCAATGATTTATAAAGTAATGACTTTTGCTTAGCTGATGTAAGCCGGTTATTAAACCAGGAACGCTGCATCACTCCTCCTCATACGAAATATTAAAGGTGGAGTTTTCTGTATCCAGATAAACGAAATCGTAAAAGCCGTTGGACTCATTCCACTCGACAAATTCCAGATAAAAGTCGCGGAAATAACCCAGCGTTTCGATAAATGCCCAAACGTCTTTTTTCTTGATTAGGATGTACTTGCCGACACGGTTCGGATCAAAGAAAGTTGAGTCACGCCCAAATTTTGTTTCCAGTGCCGACTTCAGCTCATCAGTCACGTTCTCAATGGTCAGGCTTGCCGATATCCGCCCAGTGATGGTGATCTTAAAGGGTAGTTTTCTGACCTCTTTATACGAGAATTTCTTGTTCAACTCATTCGGCACCTTCTTAAAGGCAGCCAGGATCATTTCTTCAAGCTCTGACTGGCTTTTGTTTGGATGCCATCCTGAAATAAATATCTTATTGATATTCCGAACATTATAAGCACCATCTAATTTCTCTTGCTGGCCTTCGCCCCATGCCTTTACCCAGGACAGTCCCGGGATGTTACGCACCAGAAAATACGTATAGTCCCCGCCCCATACGACCTGATCATCATAGGCAAGGTAATATTGTGCACGATTACGTGTGATCTCCGTTGTTTCGGCATCGGTACCTGCGGTTATGGGTGTCGTTGTCTTAACTGAAATCAAATTAGCTAAATTAGCCGCAGAATCGACAGGAGTCAGGTTTTGGCCAGCAACCAGGGTTATATCTCCGTTGGTGCACCATACCTTAAGTGTAATGGTCGAGCCTTCTGGCGGTATTTGCCCAATTAGCCCATCACCGAATCGAACCCCCAACTGCTCGGATGGCTTATAAAACTCAACGTAGACCTGGCTTTTACTACCGGCTAACCGGAACATAGTGCTGGAAGACCACTGCGTGGTCTTACCATCGGTCGTCACGAATACTTCCAGCTTATAGCAGACAGCAGTGAGAGCCTTTGATAACACGACTTCCAGAAATTCTTTGGCTGCCGTAACGGTATATGTCACCTCCTGGATTTCCAACTGTGCCACTTCTACCGTACCGGTGCCGTCAACCAACCTGCATACATCCATAGTCATGTAAGGGTACTGGTCGTCAGATATTAAAGGCGTGTTTTTGGGGATTACCGCTGGAGCATCTTCACTTGTGGCTGTGATCTCAACCATCCCGGATGACGGTGTTGGCTTGGTACCAACGTAACTATTCGTTTCTGCCGCTGCCAGGATAGAGGAACGCCGCGTCGCGGTCGATATAAAGCCTTCAGCCAGCGCCGCATCGGCATACTGAAAGCACCTGTAGACAATCTGGGTAATAAACAATGTCAGCATCGAGACAAATTGAGAGCCGACAAACTTCGACCAGAATGAATCTTTCTCGACAAGCTCTTCAAACTCTGCACGAATACTGTCTTTAGTCGGTGTTGTTTTACTCATAGCACCACGTCCTGTGTGATAGTTATATCCCTGATACGAATGGATATTTTCAACTTATCAAAAGCATCTCCCTCGGCTACTGACAAGCCAGAAATCGGTATGTCAGGTAAATCTACCGTCAGTTTTTGCAACAGCATTGCCTCAACCGCAATTTGAACATGCGACAAGTTGGTCGGTTCGTGTTTAAACTGCGGTAAAACATTGCCCCATGACGGATCTCCGTATACCTCACCCTGATAAGTGTTTAGCCACTCATATAAACGAGCGCCCCAGGCCTCCTCCTGGGACTCATACGTTTTTACGCCGGATAACTCCAGCGTCAGCAAAGGATCAATTTCATTATTGTTGGCCATCAATCAACTCTCGCGTAGTCATTCATCAACGGATCATCAATTGACAGTGGTACCGTGCGCATAACGCCCGGCTGAGGCGTGCTGACCTTTACGACAGTTCCCTGGCCTTTCGCCGAGTCTTTGGTGTGCTCTTCAATCCTGGCAAGCAATGAGGTCATCTGCGCAAACAGCCGCTTCGTTTCACCATCAAGTGAAACGGTATTATCAGCCAACTGCATTGTCGGCTTGGCACCGGAACCGCCAAGGTCACTAATAACCTGCCCGTCTATCTGCATACGACCGGTTGGTTGCTGCAAATCGTTGGCGGCAGTCGTCACCTGGGACGTGGAGGCTGGTTCAGGCGCATTATTTTTCCGCATCCCCGGCGAGTTGCGGAGTTTATCGAATAGTCCATCAATCCCCATTTGTGCGCCGAGTTGGTCAAAGTAACTTGAGTTGCTGGCCACCGGACGCGCCTCTTCAACTGGCATCGGAGTATTAACATACACATTGCCAGCTGCTGTTGCGGTCCCCTTCCCTCGTGCACGTTCTTCGAGCGTTCCCTGAACGACTTCCCGACGCATACCCCGGCCATTCATGAATTTGTTGACCAGATCGTTAACGCCAACAGCATTGCCGATTTTGTCTACCAAACCGCCTTTCTCAAACGGGCTATCACCAGGGGTAAACGCCAGACCAGTAGACTGATCGATAACGGCGTTATCAGGTAGTGGTTCCCTCACTCCATATTGCGCCCCACCCTGTGCTCCTGCCCCAGGTGTATAGATTTCACCACCTAAATAGCGAGCACGATGAGTATTGACCTTGATCGCGTACTCACGGTTTTCCTTCGATAAGTCACCGGTGCCTTTTTTCCACTTATTAATAGTGCCAAACCCAGCGTTATATGCAGTGATGGCCTCGTTTAAGTCTCCATTGGCTTGCTTCAGATACTTGCTCATGAGAAGAGCCGCAGCTTCTGCCGATTTTTCCGGATTAAAAGAATCTTCCCGGGATAATCCAGTTTCCTCACGAGCAACGCGCGTAAACTGGAACATCCCGAGTGCGCCACCACTTAACTTTCCATCTGGTGATCTTGTAAGCGGAGACTTTGCGTTAGGATCCCCTCCTGATTCAGTTGCAGCAATCGCGTAAAGAGTGCCTTCAGGAAGACCATATTTATTCTCTAGTTCAGCAAAATACGGAGCTAACTTATCGAGATTTGCCTTACCTTCAGCGCCAAGGCTTCCGACTTTTACATCTAAGTTGCCATTATTGTAGGTATCAGCAGCTTTCTGAATGTCATTCCCAGTGCCGGTGGTATTACGCGACGATGATGACGAGCTATTTTGTCCAATAGCTGAATCAATTTTCCGCACCGCGCTATTGCCCATTTCTACGGCATTTGCATTGATAATCTGATTGGCAGTTTCTTTAACTGTTTTATTGCTATCTTTCGCCGTGTCCAGTGCCGCATTTATCACGCGGGTAGCAATATTAGTCTGTTTAGCATCGGATTCAGTTTTAGAATCAGATGTCTCCTGGTGGCTATTAACCGGAGCTTTTAACTCTGGAGTGATTTCTTTTGCATTAGCCTCGCCGATCGGATTGGGTATTTTTGATACAATCATTGCCGCAGGGGTATTTTTAACGGCATCAACCGCTGCATCTAATGCTTTACCGGGTAAATTTTTAACCCCATCCCAAATATTACCAGCCGCCTCTTTAATGTGTTTCCCTGGGTTCTTAATGAAGTCAATTGCACTATCAATTGCATCACTGAAAACCTGTTTCAGGTTATCGACAGTAAAGAAGTCTTTGATGGCATCCAGCTTTTCAAGCAACTTATTAGATGTATCGCTAAACCATGCTGAAACAGCATCACCAATCTTTGCTGTGTAATCATCGAACTTGGTAGAAATGGTGTCGCCAAGGTTAGAAATATATGTTTCTAAGTTGGTAACCCCGCTATCAATGGCCTGGGCAATACTTTCCGTCGAAAATGATTGCAACATATTGCCGATATCCTCAAATCCAAGTGATTTGAGAACATCACCAATAGCACTGCTAATACCAGATACCAGTCCCCCCAAATCAAGAACATTGGCTAACGTATAAGCGGCTTTTTGCTGGAATGATGGATCTTGTCCTGATTTAAGCCCAAACGCTCGACGTTGCGCTTCTGTATCATTCCAACCGGTTACCGCATCATAAATACCTCCAGCCACTGTGCCGACTAGGGGAATTGCGCGTAACGCCCCTTTACCAACTGCCTTTAATCCAAGTTTACCTGCTGCCCGGGCAGCCAAATCTCCGCCTTCATGGGCGAGAGTCTTCTTGCCCCCACCGCGTAGCATTCCTACGAGTCTCTTTGCCCCCAGAGCGCCAAAAGCGAGTGCTCCAGCTTTTTTCAGCATGCCACGCCCCATTAACAACGACGCGACGCCACCGGCCCCCTTCCCTAACAGGCTAAATAGTTTAGACAGCAAGCCGCCCTTCTTTTTCCCGGTGTTTTTGGCTATCTGATCAAGGGCGCTGAGAATCTTGTCATTGCCCTCTTTAATTTCGCTGGTCTGCTCCTGAAGTTCCTGAACCGTCCGTTTTTGGGTGTTAACCTGAACGACATCGGCACTATTTTGCGATTTACGCCTAAAAAAACCTTTTCTACGGCTGTTATCGTCATTGCCACGAATCACATCGGCAATAGACTTTCTGGCACCATTAAGCGATCCACCAACTTCTTTTGATATCCCGCCAAGCTCCTTCCCTGCTGCCCACAATGGACCAGCAACAGCATAACCTAACGCATCGACGGCACGAGTCTCTGAAGGGTTACCTATGCCTTCAGCTACTTTTGACAGTTTTTTTAATAAACCTGATTCAGCATTTAGACGCTCATCATCCTCTTTGCGCCTGGCCTTTTCAGCACGTTCAGCACGGGCATCTTCCGCTGCGGCCTTACTCCCTGGCTTTCCAATAAAACGACCACGCGCATCGCGTTGGTTTTGGCTTTTTTGCGCACCGCCTTTTTGACCGAACATTTCGCGAGCGTGTTCGGCTGCTTCGGTCCGTTGCGCCTTTACATCTTCTGTTATAGCCTTCTTGCGTCGTTTTTTACCCTTTCGCGTAGTTGATTTGGCCTGCGGTTCCTGTAGAGCAACATCCTCCTGAACTACACGAGAAACGTCCCCTAAATTAAGCCGTTTCATTGCCTCAACAATAGGGTCCACTGATGGCGCATTGGCCACAAAGTCTGGCCGGGAATTTTCGATTGTGCGATTTAATGCCGACACACTGCGAGAGACAGGATCAACAGTTGCAACGCGTCCCCCTTTCAAATCTTCAACAGCTTCCCGGATACCTGCAAGCTCTTCCAGCTCTTTTGCGCTGGCGGTTTCAACCGTCCTTATCACATCGTCAATGTTGGCGTTTTTTCTTTCCATGATCTTATCGCCTACCGCTTCGGTTTAAGTTTTTCTTCCAGTTTCTCCAACAGGAAAAACGCATAGGATTCAGTGAGCCTTTCAGCGTCCTGAATCGGTATACCCCCATACAAAACCAGGTTGGACACTAAGGTCTGATAGCTTTTCAATCCCCACCTGTGGAATGAAGTCGGTAGCCCGAAAGGGCACCCACAGACGGGTATACGCACCCTCTGTGGACTCCTTTGTATCCTGGTTTGGGCATTTGTGCGGCGGGAGACGAAGACGCATTTCGCCTTTATCGATGTAGCACGGTAAACCATGTTCGAGCTTTTCATGAGCCACCCGGATGTGTGCCGCCAGCTTCATAAATTCAGTATCAATGGCCATCCGTTTGATCGTTTCATAACGACGCTCAGCCTGCTCTTCACGAGTACCGCTAACATCGTTATAAAGTTCACACTGATAAGCGAATTCCCAAAAACGCAAATCAACGATCGCTTCTTTGAATTCCGCGTCGTCTTCAGGTGGCAATGCTGCACGGCGCATCTCCAGCATTTCCATTGCCCAACCATCAAGCGGCACGATACGCCATTGATAAGGCACGCCCTCTACAGACACCTCAATATCGTCAATGAACGGTTCCACTTCCAGGACCTGGATATCTTCAGCCAGAGCATTCATATCGCAATCGTAATAATGCTCTTTACCGCAATGTTTACAGGTGTAGGTGAATGTCTCGACCGGTGTTTCACGGGAGCCAGTAAATATCCACCATAACGCGGTAATCCGGTCCTGCGCCGTCCATGTCAGGGGATCATATTTCGCGGGTTCAGCCAGCAAGGCTTTTAAATACGCCGTTGTCTGTTGTTCTTGTTCCTCCGGTGTTATCGAGTTGAAACGCATCGCATCAGCAATATTTGGCTGACGGAACTGGATCAATTCAGTTGGCCGCGATGGTAGCGGGAAAAGAGGTAAAAGCATCCTTGCTCCTTAATTTAAAGCGAAAAACTAAAGCCCAGAAGGGAAGCTAAAGAACTTGAGGATTGGTTAAACGTGCTGTGCAATGCGAAGGTCATTGGGAATGACTTAAATTCCGTAACCTGATCCCGCGCATAGGTGACATCGCCGGTAGTGACCGGGAATACCGTCATCTCATTTTCCAGTTTGGTTAAACCGGAGGACAGCAACCGATAAATACGCACATTGAGCAAATATTTAGACGGTATATTCCCGGTACCGTCCGGATTGATCACCCGACTTTTTGCCGTCTTAAACCAGTCCAAAACGAGGCCATCAACGGTATCCCTGACCATCATTGTTATCTGCCCAGGCGAACGCTCCGTTGGCTGAAGGATATTCCCTCCGCCGATTTTAATCGTTTCATATTCGATGCTGTAATCGTGGTAGGTAATGTCTTTAGCAAAGAAGTCTGCCCCCTCCAGACCATCAACTTCGACAGAGAACTGCCATCCTTGCGCGAACAGCATTTTGTTCATGATGATTGACGTCAGCTTACCAACTTCCCGCTCACCAACGCCGGAGCCAAATAATGTCGTCGTTAATGCCGAAGATACATAAGACTTTACTGAAGCAACATTAAGCCCCATATCAGCCCCCTCACTTCAACATGGATGAGAAAAGAACAATTCCCGGGATAATTGCCCTTGTTGCGCTCATTTTCTCTTCCAGATCCAGCTTTCGCTGATACAGCGTGTTCTCGTCGGATAAATTACTGGCATCGAGTTTCCCCGCGATAGATATTCTTCGCAGGCGATCAGTGTTAGGTATCGCGATTAGCACTTCCAGATAGTCAGAAAGTAACCCAATGATTTCAGGTGGCACATCCCCATTATCCAGATCCATATCACGCAAATTAGCCAGATATGACACATTCAGTGGGTATACCGCTCGATGGGTATCTTCAAGCTCGATATTCCCATCGTAAACATCGGAGTAGACAAGATCGCCGGTGTGATCTGTAACCGATACGAGCGCAAGAAAATCAGCTGGGCAAGCAAGTGATTTACTGGCCTGATCGGTGAAGCGTATCCGCTTGATGTGCCCCGCCCTATCCTGGTAGGTTCCCAATGCTTTTCTTAGCAGGGATTCCAGTAAAGCAGGTTCATCCGCAATCAAAGGTGTGAAGCGGGATTTGACGTCTTCGAGTAATTGTCGTGGTGTCATTGAAACCTCGTAGAATCTGGTGTGTTACCCGATTCTACGAGTTGTCATTTGTTACCGGTCAGTCTACACATTTCAGATGCTGCGTTAAAAAACCCAAGTACTTCAAGTAGCACATCGTCATCAACACCCAGCCCCAAGATACGGTGATAAAATTCAAGCCTTAAGAGGCTTTGTGTATGTTCGTGTAATCCATCCAGTAATAAACTCGTCCCCTGATTTAACCTGCACGAAAAGCCATTGGCGATCTTTTTTATCTAAAACAGCCACTATAGTATTTTTGCCAATGCATTCAATCACCTCACTATTTATAGAAGGACTGACGTGTAATCTTACGTTCTCACCAGTTATAAAACGAAAACCATTGAGATCTTCCCAACTAATTTCTTTGTTTTCTTTAATTAATTGTTGTTTTGATATTGGTTTATCCTCAAACAGAGATATAAAATATGATTCTGCCTTGTGTATTCCCAGCAAGGTTTTCTCTTTTCCGTAATCAATAAAAGCACCAAACACAACTTGAGAAAATATAACCATTAGTAACCATTGCAGTGGATAAGGAAGCTCTTTAAATGAATCAACAAACTTTGAGCTAGGTTTATTTAATCCTTTATTTTGAACATTACTTTTGGTGTGTGATGTTTCAGTAGCACCTTCAGCATAAGCCTGCGCAATAGATGAAATCCCCTGCTCTATTATTTGATGTAATGAAGCATTTCTTGTTCTAGCATAGTGATCTAGTACTTTCTTTATGTCTTGGCTTACATCTATTTTATAACTTGCACTTTGTTGTAATTCTTTAAGTATCGCTTGCATGTTATTTAAACCAGCTTGCTTATTAAGCACCTCAAGCTGTTTTCGTAATGGCATAGCTATTTCGGCCTGTTTCCTTAGCATTTGAATATATCTATTTGCATCATGAGGGAAAAGAGCCTGAGTCTGTTTCTGTAAAATCGCGATATGTTCACGATACTTGCTGCCTATTCCAGCCAAGTTCGGTATACTAGCCAATTGTTTTCGAAGAGAGTTACTAATTACAGCTTGTCTATTCAATCTTGGCATATTTTGAAAAGAATGTTTTTCTATTCCTAATTGTTTTTGCAAGATCGCTACGTGATCTTTGTATGATGGAATGAGCACTGACTGTTTATACAGCAACTTCAACTCATTAGAATTAGTAATTTTTGTCATATTATTCCATTTCTATAATAGAATATTACGCAACCAATGTTTTATTGATTGCGTTAATCTTTAACACAGAAAGATCATTTGCCTCGTTTAATACATCCATCCATTTTGGCTTGTTGATACAACTTACTTAGCCCAGAAAGAGGGAATGTAGCAATTTTTTCATTATCAACATAAGCATCAATCATATTAGCATTTGAATCTGCTGCATCTTGCCAAAAGGCATACCACCAAGAATCTCCAACCATTGATCCAAGATTGCTAAAAGGATATTGATCACCATCTATAGTTAATACTATTTTATTCTTGTCAGCATTATACTCTTTTTTATTATTCGACGAACTTAGCAACAAGCCTAAACTACCTGCACTATCTGGTGAACCATACATGAATCCCATATCACATAAAAAACTTATCTTATCACCATTATGATTATGGATTGTATATTCTCTCCCCCCTCTCTCTTCAATTACATTCCATTGTAGAGGATCAATTTTTGCAAATGTTCCTGCTGAAACTAACGATACAAATAATAAAAACCATCTCATATTCATTCTTTTCGCTTCTTATCTGTAATTATTCTGCAATATCATTTGCCCATTGCACGGCAGCAAAATGAGTACCCAAACCACTCAGGAAAGCAATTACCCCCAAAACAATACTTGCTGCTGTTGATTCAAACAAAGTACCAATACTATAGCCAATAGCTCCCCATACTAAGCTAAATACAATCATCAATGGTATTGCTAGAAATTTTATTCTTAAACTAAAAATCAGTCCAAGAAAAGAACCGCCAAAGGCCCACCATGATTTAGACATTAAACCTATCAGTATTGACAGAATTCCTATTTCAATAAAGAGAATATTAGATTGCTCTTCATTGAATTTCGCATTTGTTACACCTTTACGAACATGTTCAGATGACATGATTAACTATCTCCTGCCACAGATAAAACGCCTTAAAATAACATTTTGTAGCATAAAGTTTCACCATGCAATGGTCAAAATCTTTGACCCATATCAATTAAACTCATACATTTTAGTTACCAGAGAAATAATTTACATGGTTGCAAGTTGCTCTAATTATTTTATTTTTTTAGCTTCATATGCTACATTAACTTGCTTGCGTGCTAATGCATTTTCGGTTTATCCTAAACAGGCATCTTAGTAAAACGGATGCCGGGATTGGAACCCCGGATAATGCAAAAGGCGACATAGACGCCAAAAGCGTCTTTTTTTGTGTCATGCCATCGCACAACCATACGTAGCACATAGCTCCGAGATCAATGGTAGTGCTGGCTGGGCTGCCGAAAGGCAGGCCGGTTCCCTTTTGCGCCGGTAGTCTCAACCCAGTCAGTGCTACCGCCATTGAGATTGAGACCTCACGCGGTAGCTCCTTAAATTAGCAAAAGGAGGCTGCCATTGTGGCTACTATCCCTACCCCTACTCATCCTGAATTTATCTGGCGCTTTTACTCCTGCCAAAAACACCACTATCACTTCGTTATCGCAGCAACAGAAGACGAAGCACGCTCTCAATTGCCTGATGGCCCCTGCATTTTTACTGCCCGTTTTTCAACTAACTCGCGCAATTCACTTAGTTACTGGAGCCTCCCCTTCTCTGCCGACGTTCAGGGGGGTTTATGAAAACACCTCTCGTCACCCGTAATGAAATAGCCGAAGCGATCGCCTTGCATACTGCCTGTATGCCGACACGGGAGATCCCCGGCGCAATTGCTAACTATTTCATGATAACCAGACGTTTTTATACCCGAACAGATAAGGCTGTGATCAACAGGCTACTGATAGCCGAGATCAGGGATTATTTGATTGAACAAGGACGTCTACGTTACGCAACAGTGGCAGCAGAAATGAGAAAGGAGGCACATAGAATGACCGGTAATAATTTAAATGTTGAAAAAACAGCACCTGTTGCTTCAGCTACGCCATCACCAGCTGTGAATGTTATCTCCAACACTGGAGACACAATCGACAGCCAGACACTGTTAAAGATGGTCAATGAAGCGCGTAAGTTATGTGGGGAACCAGAGGTTCGGAACAACAAATTCATCGAAAAAATACTCGATGAGCTTGATGGTGAGCACTACACAAAAAGTGTAGTGGAAAAAATGAACAAAACATCAATGCTTGTCATAACCATGACTTTCAAACAAGCCCTGCGAGTCGCCGCGCGCGAGTCAAAAGCGGTCCGCCGTTCGCTGATCGACAAACTGGAAGAATTACAGCAGGCAAACTCCCCTACCCCATCGATCCCCCAGACATTACCAGAAGCCCTACGCCTGGCTGCCGAGTTAGCAGAACAGAAAATGCAGTTGGAACAACAGCTGGTGGCCGCAGCCCCTAAAGTCGATTTTGCCGACCGGGTATCAGTGGCCAATGGAATCCTGATCGGGAACTTTGCAAAGGTCGTTGGACTTAAGCAAAACGCCCTTTTCTCATGGTTGCGCCAGAACGGCATTCTCATGGCTTTTGGTGCGCGCAAAAACGTACCGCGCCAGCAGTACATTAACGCCGGGTATTTCACGGTGAAAGAAGTGGTGCTGGATGATGAAAATGGCTACCAGATACGGCTGACGCCCCAATTAACGGGTAAAGGCCAGCAGTGGTTAACTCGCAAGCTACTTGATGCTGGTTTGTTAAAACCAGTAGCAATAGGTTAACAAAAGAAAAAACCTGCCAGCAAACTGGCAGGTTTCTGAGCAGATCGTCCAACCCGATCTGGATCGGGTCAGAAAAATTTGCTCTAATAAATTTCGTTTTCTAAGTGCAAAGAATCACCTTTTCGAGCTGGTGATTGAAGGTTGATGCAAATTTGGAGAAAAAATGCAACAAACATTCAATGCGGATATGAATATATCAAACCTTCATCAAAATGTCGATCCTTCAACCACTCTGCCTGTTATTTGTGGTGTTGAAATTACGACCGACCGCGCTGGCCGTTACAACCTTAATGCTCTACACAGAGCGAGCGGACTCGGTGCCCATAAAGCGCCAGCTCAATGGCTAAGAACGCTGTCAGCCAAACAGCTTATCGAAGAGCTTGAAAAAGAAACTATGCAGAATTGCATAGTTTCGTTCGAAGGCCGTGGCGGCGGTACGTTTGCCCATGAATTGCTCGCTGTGGAGTACGCAGGCTGGATTTCTCCCGCGTTTCGGCTGAAGGTAAACCAGACATTTATCGACTATCGAGCCGGAAGATTACAACCTGCTATTCCGCAGAGTCTCCCTGAAGCTCTCCGTTTGGCTGCCGACCTGGCAGAGCAAAAGCAACGGCTGGAGCAAAAAATGCTTATGGATGCGCCTAAAGTCGAATTCGCCGAACGCGTTGCTACCGCCAGCGGGGTTCTAATCGGCAACTATGCCAAAGTGCTCGGCCTGGGCCAAAACTATCTCTTCACCTGGTTGCGTGATAACGGAATTCTGATCGCAACCGGTGAACGCAGGAACGTCCCCAAACAAGAATACATATCCCGTGGGTATTTCACCCTTAAAGAAACCGTGATCGATACAAGCAATGGAAGCAGGATTTCTTTCACGACTCGTATAACCGGCAAAGGTCAGCAGTGGCTGATGAAGCGATTGCTTGATGCTGGTGTGCTGGTACCTGTCGCGGCAACGCGCTAACAGACGTAGTAAGAACCACCAGCATTGTAATGCTGGCTAAAGTCACTTTCCTGAGCTGTATAACGATGAGCGATTTTACTTTTTCTGGCTATGAATTGGCCTGCTTTGTAACACACTCCGGTCTATCTCGTAGCGCCGGGCATATCCTGTCGCAATGTGCAAATCTAGCGGCAACAACCAGTGAATACTTCATTCACAAGCCTCACCGCCTGATCGCGGCAGAAACTGGTTATAGCCAATCAACCGTCGTTCGTGCATTCCGTGAAGCTGTAAACAAAGGAATTCTGTCTGTAGAGATTGTTATCGGCGATCACCATGAACGTCGTGCTAACCTGTACCGGTTTACACCATCCTTTTTGGCCTTCGCACAACAAGCCAAAAATGCGCTGATTGAAAGCAAATTAAAGATCTCTTCAGCGGCAACCAAGGTTAAAGCTGTTCTCGCTAAGACATTGGCTTTATTTAATTTTTTATCCACACCCCCATGTCAAAATGATACCCCCTCCCCCTGTCAGGATGACGTGGCAATAAAGAATAAGAAGTCACAAGTTAAAAAAACAAAAAGATCAGTTTCCGGCGGTGCCGGAACGACCAGACTCAAAAAATTGACTTCATGGATCGCTGAGGCAAAAGCAAAGGCTGACAATCTGCGGTTATCCAAAAAACGCGCTCAAAAACATGAGTTCAAGCAGAAAGTAGAGGCGGCAGCGCGGAAATATGCTTACCTGAAGAACAAGCGTTCTCCTGATATTGGCGGGGTATCAAACTTCGATAATCTGCCGCATTGCATGACGGTAAACGAAGCTCTTAATGCGGTTTTAGCCAAAAATAAAGATAACGAACAATGGGGTATACCGGCAGGATTCAGAGGGTGATAGATTGCTCTAATCTGGAGTCACCTGGCGTTTTCAGTTTGAGGTCGGAGATGCAATCTGATTTTTTACAGTTAGCGATCGCTTTTGCAGGATATGTTTGTATTGGCTTCTGTGTATACATGATCAGCCGAAAAATGCTTGTCGATATCGACCGCAAAGAACGAGCAGAGGAGATCTTAGTATGGATTTTCTTTGGCGCGGTCTGGCCATTAGGGATCATGTTTGCTGCTACATTTCTTCTGATGTGGATATTCACCCTTCCAGGTGATTTCTATAGAAAAAAAGCCAGACATTGATACAATCGTTGCGGGTGCTTGAGGCTATCTGCTTCAGGCATTACCCGAAAAGCAGATAGAAGAAAGCCCCAGATAACATTACGCGTCCTGCAAGACGCTTAACATTAATCTGAGGCCATATCTATGCTTAGCATACGTAGATTAACCCTCTCCCATTTTAAGGAGCAAGGAATTTTTTACTGCTATGCCGCATTTCCAATTATGGATTCAGCGACCAGAACAACCCCATGCTTACTTCGATCTGGGTGTTCACTCCATATCTCGGATTCAGGAATACTTACCCCGTCATAGCAAACACGTTCGCCGTCAAACGGGTAATACTGAGCGGCATCGGTGTCGAGGATAAACACTTTTAGCTCGGAAGAGCGACGGGCGATATGTTGCCAAAGAGCTTTTCCACCTTCGTATTGCTCATTATCACTGAGCAAAACAACACCAGCTTTTGAGGCTACGGTTTCGTAAACAAAAGTAGCTAAACCGACATCCCGGACAGTTCCATCAACCACGATACCTTCAATCTGGGCAACATCGCTATCCTCCCAGAACTTCCTTACCAGTACGCCTTCAAGCTGCGGGCGACGTTGAAGTTCAAGAGTAGCGACAACCTTATGCCGCATATCACCATCGATAACAGAAGGCGCAGCCTCTATTACAGCTGCAAATGGGGTTTTGGAATCCCATATAACCTGGTAAAGCACACCCTGGATGGTAACTCCGTCCAGGATCGAAAATCGACGAGCGACAGTACCCGGGGAGTACGACATTGGAATCACAGCCATTTTAGAGTCCCCCTTTAACAGTACAGGCACAAACATCTACCTCAATAATTGTAGTTTATTAGAACATTAATAATCTAACATAAAACTCCAGACAATGTTATCGATGCATGTTTATATAAAATAGTTATAAAAAAAGCTCCCGAAGGAGCTTTAAAATACAAGGGATGACTCTTAATCCCACTCAATCCAGTTGTAGACGATACGAAGTGACGGGCGCACAGCGGCAGTCACATCTTCGGTACTAAAGTCGATTGCATCACTGTAGATTTTGCAGTCCAACATTTCAATTGTTGTAGCAGCTTTTGTTACAGCGTTAACCCCGGAAGATTTGGATTCAGGGGTAGCAGCCATCGTGATATCAACATAGTCCTTCGCCGCAATGCGATCCTTGATGAACTGAAGAATATCGCCTTCGATAGTCTCCACGCACTGGACCTGGATTTCCCCAGAGTTTCGAATTGGTCCGTGCTGGTTGAACTTCACACCATTCGGACCATAGTCCTCCACATCCTCGCGGGTCATTTCAGGAATTTGCGACGTGCGAACCAGTACGCTGATATCTTCATGGCCTGCAAAAGTGAGCTGGAATTCAGAAGATACCAGTCGTTCGCCTTTGGCCGCGTTGGCAGTATAGCGGCCCTTAATAAATTTACGGTTTCCCTTAGTGTTATTGTGCCCCATATAAAATCCTTTTACTGGAACGCCCGAACAATATCGGAGCTGTTATATATCGAAGAACCGGTCAACTGGAGGTTGACGGTGTTTTTCAGGAAATATCCATTACTGTCCCTTGGCGCATCGAGATCAAAACTTAAGTCCTGGATAGCGACATCGGTGATGTTGATCCGGCGACCAATGTTTAGCGTCACACGTTCCGGGATTCGACCACCAACATTGGCCGCTTTTAGTTCCGGGCTAATCATGGCTGTCAACGCGGCGATAGCGCCTGAAACTTCAATGAATGGATTGTTCAAAGCAATGAAAGTTACGGGCAGCGTGAACGTCGGCGGTGTCCCCCCTTCCCAAACCATTAAGCTGTTCCAACGGGCAACCGACGTTGTTTCAGTACCTACTTGCACAAACCCCCCCAGAGCGCCAGAAACAGACCCCATGGACATACCAGTAAACGGTGCTTCCCAATTCTGGGCCATGTTCATTGCCGCCCCCTGGCTGATATATCCGGTAACCTGATACTGAGAGTTCGTTAAAGTAACTTTCAGAAATGGCGATACACCGTCAGCCTGGCTGTAAACCCCATAAGGTATAGGTGCCATTCAAGTTAAAGGCCGGAGTTCTCCGGCCTCCTCCTTTAGCCAAGGCGCTTACGGCGCAGTTTCATTGACTTTTTGCGGGCAAGTTTTGCCGCGCCGGTCTGGGCTTTTCGACGCGCTTTTTTCAGCGCCGATTTTTGAGCCGCAGTCAGACGTTTTTTACGCAGGCGTTTACGGATGAGTTTGATCTCACCATTACGAACAACCTTCTTAAATGCTTCAGTCAGCATTTCATCAGAAGTGCCAGCAACAACAAACGCCGCTTCCAGTTCGTCGCGGTCGTCGCTATCTAAACCAGCGATAGAGGCACCAACATCAGCAGCTGCGTCGTCGTCTTCATCGTCAGCCAGTGCTTCGATCAGGTCATCATCTACACCGCATGCTGCGAGGAAGTCAGCAACATTTGCCCATGCTTCGTTATAGGCATCGTCCTGTTCTTCTGTAACTTCGGAGTCGTCGTCATCAGAGATACCAGCGATAGCCTGAACGAAACCATCAAGGGAGTCGAAAGTCAGATCACCGCTATCAGCCCAGGCGAAAACGGCGTCGGCCGCATCACTCAACGCATTCTGCATAGCACTTCGATTTGCAGCTTCCAGAATCATCTGGTGCGCCTGTTCGACGGTCCATTCTTTACCGTCTTTCCCTTCCAGGATTTGCTCAGGAGCCGGGGCAGATGGAACGTTATCGTTAGTCTGTGCCGCCGGTTCCGGATTATTATTAATAACCGGATCTGTTGGCGGTTCAGCGCTTGCTCGGGCAGACTCCATCAGCTGCACAGGATCAGAGTTCAAAGCGAAACGGGACAGTCCATTCCCCAAAAATGCCCCGGATTGAAAAAAGTTTTTGCTCATTGTATTTCCTTACTTAATAAGCAGCGGTACGCCCTGGATACGACGGGCTACGCCAGTCGGGCAGCAGGCCCAGACTACTTCCCATTTATCGAATTCCGCCTGCGTAACTTTCAGCACATACGGTTCTGTACCGTCAGCATCAGGATCACGAGGAGCCACCAGAGCGCCGGAGGCGACAAAGCGATCCAAAAGTTTGGTCATCCCTTTAGTCAGGCCAGACTCAGTAATGCCGTCCGGGTTATGCTTCATCTGTCGGGCTAACTGGACAAAGAAACGGCTGATTGCGTTCATCAGGGATGGGACGTGCTGGAAATGCAGATAGTTGTCCTGCGTGCAGCAAGTTAAAGCATCATCGATGATCATCTGGCCCGAAGTACCTACAGATACTTTATTGAGTCGGCCCTTGACCATAGCTTCTTCGTCCGGGGTGTCTTCCGGATACAGCGGTTGAAGTGATGCACGAGCAATGACGGCACGTTCTTCACCAGCCGGTGAGTAATGCCAACCGCCGACATCGGAGTTTTTCTTGACGCCACGAGCTTTCGCCGCATACGCCGCGCCAGACAGACCGAAGACCACGCGGGATTGGGTCCATTTGTCTTTGCAGGAGAACGGGAAATGATAGACAGCACAGCTTACATAATCGGTACCAAGTAAACCGGTATCTTCAACAGCAGAGATCGCTTCCGTGTACGTCAATGTCGGTTTGACATCAAAGAAGCCATCAATCAAGCGATCAGAACAGATATTACCTAACGCAGTGATCGCCGCATTGTCATAGCAACCCAGGCCGAGAACAGCGGTGTACATGTACGGCGCATTGTTCAGCACTTTCACCGCACGCAGGTAAGCAGCAGTGGAAATGTTCGACTGATCGCCGTTGGTACCGCCAGTGAACGCCAGCGATTTTTTATTTGTTACTTTCGCCGTCGAAATCAGCTCTTCATTAACAACCGCGCGCAGATATTTAGAACGGACTTCCAGAGCCGTAGGCAGATAACACAAGCGGCCCATGTCATCTTTTGCTTCTTCCGCCAAAGACACAGTGTGTGTCTCCAGGGTCGTTACCACGCCGAGCGAAGTCGTCTGGGTCAGTTTTAAGAGGAAGCGTTCATTACCCGCGCTGTCCGCTGTTGCCGTTTCGATGGTTAACTCACGGGTAGGTGAAATACACGGATCACCATCATCAACGTAGATAGCAAAGGCTTCGCCGCTATCAAGTTCAATTTCAGAACCGTATGGCAACGCACTGTAAGCTGGTTCGCCTGATTCATCGAACATAATAATCGGGAACTTCGCATCATCCGGAACAGCACGAACAACATAACCAGACGTTTGCTGAATAGCTTCGTACACATGACGAATTGGTTCGAACTGTGAGCCGGAAGACGGCTTCAGCGGTTCGCCGAGAACATCTTCGTAATTGGACTCAGTAACCGCAAGAACAGTAAACGGCTTGCCACGCGCAAATACGCCAATACCAGCCCACAAGCTGCTATTTAATGCAACACCGGTAGATAACGTCGCATCGGCATTGATCGGGCTAACAGCGACGCCGGATGCATTACCTAATGACTGTTGAATTGAATATTGAGACATAACTTTCCCTGTTATGCGCCCCGCACGGGGGCGCTATGTTAAACGGAGAACTTCCCCTGATTACTCAGAGTCACCGGCATCAATCGTGTCGCCGCTTATAAAGTTAAGCCCGCCTTTTTTGGCCATTGTCAGCGTTACACGAGTGAAGTAATCAGCGCCGTTGCGTGGGTGCATATCGTTGATAGCCGAACCCCACAGTGTGGTACGGTTGACCAGCGCCGGGGTGGTCGGATGCTGGAACGGGATAGCCGGGACAGCATCACCAGTCACAAAGCCTGCTTTACCCGGATTTTCATCACGGACGTAGCACAGCACATCCATCGAGCTGAACTGAATGTTCTCTGTCGTTAAGTTCTTACAAATACCAGCAGGTACTTCGTACACTTTCACGTTACCGAACAGGGTACCGATGTAGTGAACATACGGAGTCTGGATATAGTCTTCGGCTGGCTGGAAGAAATCCTTCGGCAACTGTTTGAAGAAAGATGCTGCATCAGCACCAGCAAACATCCCCATCGCACCAGAAGATTTAACGCGCTCAATAATGTCGCGATATACAGTCTGGAATTTGCCACGAATGATGGTTGCCCATACATCAAAGGACTGGTTAACCGGCAGAGCGATGTCAAAGGTGTCGGTCGCAAGAGTACGCCAGATCATGATGCGAAGACGCAGCATATCCTGTTCATGAGACAGGTATTCCTTCAGGGTGCGGAACTGTAGGGAACCCAGGTCCAGACCAAATTCACGCTGTGCTTCATACGCCGCCTGTACCGTGTGCTCAGCCGCGATAACGAACTGGCTTGGGAACAGGGTGTATTTCTTCATTTCGTGGTTGATCAGCGGGATCAGCTCAGGAGCGGCTTCAATATTGATTTCCGTCTCAATTGCGATCTCAGTGCCTTTATCCGGCGCTTTGGAGAACGACAGGGCAATCTGACCAATGTTGTAGTTCAGAGAGCAGGTAACAGTGATTTGCTCACCAGCAGCATTAGTAAACGAGTGAAGTAGGCTGCCGGAACCGTTATCAACAACAGACTTAATACGGTTAACGTAGATATTAGTGCGACCTTTTCGGATTGGTACATTCTGGCCTTCGAAGTCTTCCATCTTGAAGGTTGCGGTTTTGCTGGTGCCATCGGAGCTTGCCACCAGCACATAGCGGCGACGTAACTGGCTGTACACACCGACGGATTGCATGTCCAGAACATCACCAGCAGCATAAGAACCAAAAGAGGAACCTGCCACGTTAAAGACTTCATAGATGTCGGACTGGTCACGCGTAACCGGAATGAAGGTACACGCATCAGCGGTAGCTGCCCCCAACTGAACAGGCAGGATCATCGCGAGGAATAAAGGCAGACGCATAACACCGTCAGAAACGCTCATCATCTCTGCTGCGACGGATTCCAGCATCGCTTTATTAGTGGCATCCATGCTATTGCGGGTGGACTCAATCAGGCAGTTTTCCAGCGTCTGGTGGCAGGAGGCCAGAATTTCCGGACGCGGCATAGATTTATGTGCTGCGGCGTAGTCAGCCAGTGCACTTGCCCACGCTGTAGCGATTTGAGCGGTGGCATTATCAGAGATACCCGCAAAAACCGGGTCTTTACGTGCAGCTTCAAGGATAGATGCGGCACGCGCGGCATCATCTTTAATGAATTGGTTATCAGTACCGAACTGCGCAGTGCTTGCCCAGCCAAGCACAGCTTTAGAGCGTTTTGCGATATCTGCAATACGATTCTGGTATTCGCGTAAGTTACTCAATTTACTCTTCCTTAAACACAAGGCACTTGTGTGAATCCCTTTTCGGAAGAGATTTTATTGAAAGTCACTTGTTGACTTTCTCGTGACAAGCAATTTTTTTATTTTTTTCGGGAGTAGGGGAGGAAGGTAAAATCCAAGGTGAAATCGTGGCGATTTCACCTTGAAATTTTAGATTGATTTACTTTAAAAACAGTAGGTTAACAGTGAAATTTGAATGGCGAAAGTTTAAGGCTTCGGCTTTTTATCGAGGCTCTTTCTAAGGATATGCCCAATCATCCTGTCGAGTTCTTCCTGTAACTCTTTTGAGAGTCGATTAAACTCATAAGAAAATGCACGGCCTTTCACGCGCTTCCTTGCAAAGCGATCCTTGTCCTCAAATTTCCATAATTCAGTAACTACGGACTTATCTTTAGAACCTTTATCCGTGAGTAGTGAGGCTTCCTTTGTTATCAAGCGCAGGATTTTATTTTTAACTTCATCTTCGGCCATTTCTTCAATGGATAAGATGTCGTTTATTTCCGGGGATATGTTTTGAATAAGCTGATCAAACTCTAAATTCTTGTTCCCCATTTCGTCGCCAACAGCACAAAGCGTTTTGTAGTCCGAAAAGGTTAATTCCGACTGCACAGGGAAAAGGGCGACTAATTCTTCCGGAGCACTCGCTGCCTGGAGAGCACGCGTGACCTTCGCCTGAGACAGCCCTTCTTTGGCTGCAATATCCTTCTGACTCATCCCATCATTTTTCATTCGCATCAAACGCAGACCTATTTCTCGAATGCTGTGCTGCAATGCTGTCTGAACGTCTTTCGCTAAATTTTGCGCTTCCTGAACGCTGATCTCCTGGTCCGTGACTAAAACCCGCAACCCTACGTTCTCTAAGATGGCAGAAGCTCGACGCCGGGAACCATCCAAAATTTCAATTTTCCCTGTAGCCCGTCTGACACCTATTGCAGGGTAAAATTGCTGATGCTTAATAGTGCTTCGGATACTTTTTAATGATTTTGGCGTAAGAGATGCCTGGTCACGCCCGTTGTTATGCTGATCAACAAAGGTATCGCTTTCTACCTGGTTCGGAGGTATTACCTCTTCAATAAATGTGGCCTGGCGACCAGTTGATAACTTGAATACCTGCTCGACTCGATCGCCAGAGGCTGAAGAACTATCAAATCCGCTTAATATTGAAGGATTAAGGGTTCGCCCAATTGTTGGTCTGTTTTTCTTTGACATGGGGGTTTCTTACTCCTCAGTTAGATCTGATAAATTCAATACGGTCAAAAACTGCTTTAGCAAAATCTTCCGCGGCAATTCGCGCGTTCTTCAATGCATCAGCACTACCAACATACGTTGCCGGGTTAGCTGAAATAACAGTGTCAAAAGACTCGCCGCAACGTTCAAAACCGTCAAGGCGAGGGAGGACGACATCGAGCATATCCCCACCGAACACTTCTTTAGCCAGGCTATGGCAATACTTATGATCTGCCTTGTTACTCAACTTGGACATAAAACCAATGTTAGTCGCAAGCTGGCACTCGCAGCCTTCATCCGAAATGAGTTTCACCAACTCAGGAAGGCGGGCAACGTATTTAAGCGATGAGTGGAAATCGACAGTTGCTGGCGGCAGAGGTGTAAACAGTATATTGGCCGAGGCCAAAGCATTTTTCAGGAAGGCGTCAAGGTGAGGACCACTATCAACGAGGATAAAGTCATAATCGCTCTTCAGCTTATCAATCACATTTTCTTTCAGGACAGCATGGATGTTCTGACCCGGTAGATGCTCATTGCACAGCTCTCTCCAATCGGATGCAATAAAGGCATCGTCAATCGACGCAGGCATAACGTCAACCCCAGGCACAACAGAAGGAACAATAAACTCCTCTAACAGCTCTTCACGGCTTACATTCTGCAACATAGCCTGTGCAGATGTTGCGTTTACGATACCAATAGAGTGTTTATGGCTTAAAAACATCGTTGCTGAAGATTGCGGATCAAGGTCAATAACCAGAATCCTTAAATCTTCCATCAGAAGATGAGGGTGGGCACGCATTGCATGCGCCAGAGAAACCGTCGATACAGTTTTTGACACGCCGCCTTTAAGATTGGAGATGAAAATCACATACGCTTCGCTGTAGCGATCCCGGTATTTTGGCACTCCGCGATGTTCATATATGTCAATGATGTTCTGAATTGACATCGCATATTTCATTGAAGAGCCAGCAGGGCGTTTATCGAAAACATAACCCTTTTCTTCCATTTCACTTACGGCATAGTCAACGTTCGCTCGAGTCAATAGAGGCAATTTTGCCAGTGCCGCTTTCGCATAGACCTGGTAAAACTCGTTCGCGTGTAGCTCATCCTTTTGCAACTGTACTTGTTCAGTCAGAACATTGAGCATTCTGTTTGCTCTTTGAGCAACCTTGTGAAGCTGGCTGGAATCACTCATCGAAAGTCATCCTTTATGCTGTATTTTTGAATTTAATTAAAAATGCTGCATAAAATAATAATGTATGCGTAGATGCTTGTACATAGCATTCTCTGCATGTTTGGTTCATTTTGCACGATAGAGAGTTGCAAGGAGGGCACAAAAAAGCCCCGTTCAGGGGCATCAGTGTTATTTGTTAAGAGCTGCGAATAATCGTTCGAAATCGATAGTATCTATAGCACGCGTAAGCGCCGGAAGTTCAGCCTCAAAGCACCCGTTTCGATCGTAAAAGAAGGGACCGAAGAGCGAGGCATGTTGGATTCTACTTCGCCCCAGTCCGGACACACAGTTAAGCCCATTACCGGCTAAAAGGCTAAAAAACTTCTCTGGATTATCGTGGTAAAGCTGGGAATCAATGGTGGCGGTTAACTCTTCCATAGGGAAGCACACCCGCCCTGTCTCCCAGGGATATTTAGTCCGAAGCGTAAACATCGCTTTCAGCAATTCACATTGAGCGCGGATCGCGTCAGGTTCATAGCCAGATATGGAGACATAAGCCACATCCCTCATTCCTGCGTCATCTTTGAAAGTCACGATAGAAGTAACATCCAGTTCTTTTTCGAAAGAGCGAGCAGCATCTACTGGACGCTGAAGTAAATCATTCGACTTAATCCGCTCGAGAATCCCTCCCCACATATCATTTAGATATTCGATATGAGCCAAAACCTTATCAAGACACTCTCGTGTAAACCATTCAGTATGCCCGCCACCGGCGCTTTTCTCCCACGGCGCATTCCAGGGGAAAAAGGTTGCGTGTAAAGCCCGCTCAAGATTAACTATTGCCAAACGCGTACCACGATAGCCCCGTGAAAGCGCAAAATCGGGATTCACTTGTAGCCCTTTAAACCGTGCCAATGGACCACATGAAATGCCGATTTTAAAAGTATCTCCATTCTCCGGCACCAGAACGTAGAGGTAGTGTTGTTTCTCTTCTTGCATATCAATACCACTGCTTGATGAGAACCGCGCAAATGTTGACTATGCGCGAAAGTTAATGTGAATAGTTGACTATGCGCGATGTGACTACAGTCAAAAGTTGACTGTAGTCGATTTAACTCCACCAAAGATCGACTATGTAAGATATTGTCGGGAGAAACGTTGACTATACGCGATGAAATGACCCTAAAAGCCATCTCAATAGCGACTTGCAGAATATTGACGCCAGCAAAAATCCACCAGCGTCAACGAATGTCGCCTATAGTCAACTTCTCGCTATCGCATATAGTCAATATTATGGATTGCGCTTATGGATCTGGAAGCCGATTTTTCTGCCGTTTTTTATCTCTGAAAATTTAAGATATTCAATAGCTTCCAAATCTTTCATGGCTTTTCTGATAACGCTATTTTGCACGCTAACGGATGATTTGAGATTAAGCCTTGCTCTAAGGCGCTCAATGCTGACAGGTGCCGGGTTGGCGGGTAGAGCCTCAAAGAATGTATACAGCACCTTGGCCGTCTCTTTGCGCCCGAGCTTATCCAGCATCTTCAGCTTCAGGATTCGCTTATAGTCAACATAGTAAAGTTCAGATAGCTGTTTTTGCGGCTGGATCTCGATAACATCAAGCTCAGTATTCAGGCTGCTATATGCCAACAAGTTGACGTTAATGTTATTGAGATGACCTTTTGCCGCCGGGAAGCGGAATTTGACAACTGTCTGCTGAATGCGTGTCAGAGAGTCATCAATACTTTTACGGAACGCCTTTGAAAGGCGCTTACGTGGATAGCCGCATCGATCGGCAAACTCGGAGAATGGCAGGGTGATTATGCCGTCATCATCAGGAGCATAGTCAAACAACGCGGAGGTTATGCCCACCCACACCTTAAAATCAGTATCCATATCCAGGCGTGGACCATGAATTTCAATTCCCTCATAGCCTTCCTGCTCAACAATTTTGAGGCTTGATAGTTCTTCGGTTGCGTTCGTTGTGTTTGTTGTAACTGACGATCCGCGACGTAGCGCCACATTGGTAGATTTTAAGGTTGGCACAAACACACCTAAGCGCAACAAAGCTATGGGTTGTATAGTGCTGTTGTTATTGGGCTTCAGGCTGTGGATTTCTCCTGTATTTCCTGCAACTTCTTCAACGCTAAGGAAGCCTTTACTTTCTTCCGGCATCGTGGTTTCTCCATGTGTGGCGCGGCCTGGCGTTAATTTAGATGACTGTTATCAACAGCTGTGAATATTCAGGCTCTAAAATCGCGTACAGTCAACGTTTCTGTCGCGTATAGTCAACAATAAATCGCGTGCAGTCAACATAAAATCGCACACAGTCAACATAAAATCGCGTATAGTCAATGTTGATCCCGTTTCAGGCCATGAACGGCGCGGCTTACAGCGATCCGGGATCTTCTTTGGATCTTCCTGGGTTCTCTTTGGGATCTGTTTATTGGATCTATGCTGTGGATAAGTTGAATAAACCGGCCAACATAGCCGGTTGGAAGGAAGGGTATTATTCTACGCTTTCGATAAGAAGACCATGTTCATAACATTTAAGCTCATCGCCTTCGTACAGGAATTGGTATCCAATACCACCATATTCAGGCACATTAGGGAATAACTCATCACTTACCGAAGAACAAATCACACCAATGCAGCGATCAACGCCTTCTCGTTCTTCAGTGCTGAAAAAATCCTCTTCGGTAAGAACATGAGTACATTGCTCATCAGCATAGGTCGGAAATACATGCTCGATGCAATCCGGGTGTTTTAAACCAAGCTGATCGGCAAGCTCGAAAGCATGACGGTATTGTTCAGATCCTGGCTTGCCAACAGTGATGTGCTCAATTTTGTAGATTGAAGTCGCTTTGTTGATAGTTTGCTTTACTGTTACTTTATCAGACATAAAAATCCCTTTTAGTTACCGCTGATAGCGCGGTTGTAATCATTAACGTTGCGATTCTTCCTGTTAATCCCCATCAGCATCGTTTCTGTATCAAGGATATAGGCTGGCAGATCATCAAAATATTCACTGCTAAACTCTGGCATCCTGCACATAAATGCACTTTTGGGGGCAGGGTGGTTAACCTTTGTCGGCGTCGGCGTTAAATTCGCTGATCGACTCCCGGAGCAACCGCTGAGTGTCAGCAGGAATGCGCTGGCGAACATTACCCGCCGCAACCAGTTGTTTCTGAACTTCAGCTTTTCGTTCCATTTGCCTGTCAGCATATTTGGCTTGTTCTGATTCATTTTTCACTTCCTGGCTGTGAAAATGTTGCTCTGCTTTGTTCATCGTCTCAATGGTCTGGTTAAGATCCATTATTGACTTATCACGTTCCTTAACAGCCTGATCAAGACTGCCAATTTTCTCGATGGCTTGCTTTAGCTGATGACGTTCCCATGCAAACCCAGCACCAACAAGTGCGCAAATCAGAACAAGAACACCAGTAGCAGCAAGTTTCTCCTTCAAAGACAAAGCTGTTTTTAACGTAGAAAAGAATGACATGTCTTCCTCCTGAAGAAAAATTATCAATGAAGTCCTTTGTTACTGTGCCGCTTTGTTTAATTCATCAAGAACAGAATCAGGAACCAAAGCGGCGACTGCGCTGGCTGTGCTGGCCTTATTTGCTGATGCTTCCGCAAGCGCGGTACCGATAGCATGGTTATAAGCAGTTATGGCTACGCTGGCGCTTTCCTTCGCTCGTTCATACTGCTGTTGCAATGCTGCTACCGGTACTGTTGTCTGGTCGAAAAAAGCACCAAATTGTTCAGTTGCTTCCTTCAGTGCTTCAACTTGTTGTTCTGTCAGTGCTGGTGGGGGAGTGACTGCGCCGCCACCTGAATCAGAGCCTGACGAGCTTCCTGAGCCTGTGTTAAGGGTCTGGTTAATGTCCCCCATAGCAGCGACTAAACTCGACGTATTAAGCGCATTTACAGAGTCCTCAAGCGATTTCGTTGTAGTCGCGTCACCAATGGCAATAGAGATCGGCAGTTCTGAAACTTCTCGCTCATTAGCACGACAGTAAACATCCCAACCAATATCGAGTTGAAGGAGCATTGACAGATCAGCATAACCAGCCAACAGGTCCGCGTGCTGAGTTGCCAGCCCTCCAATATTCGTTAAACCAGTTGCGGTTGTTCTGATCGTTGAAACATAGCTGGTAATAGTGTCGGGATAGACAATTGTATCCAGAATTAATCCGGTCAATTCTTCTGCAAGCAGTTTTGCTGTGTTAGCACTGTTTCGTGCCGATGTTATGGCACCAGGTGTTTTCATCCCACCGGCGGCGGCCAATTTTTTATATGCGGATAACTGGTAGTCTTTTTCCAGCATGATATCTCCTAACTTACCTGAACCAGGCCGTCTCCGGCTGCAACGGTAGAGCCGCATGAAACAGGATCACCAACGCATACGATCCCTTTCCCGTTGACGGTAAACCATGCCCTGGTTGATATAGCTTGCCCGCCGTGCGTGCTGTTCCCATCGGTATGCTGTGCATATTGCTTACCATCAACTAACACTTCGACTCCGTTGACTTTAAGTAGTGGTTCGCTCTCTACGGGAGGCCTAGATGGGAATCCTCCGTGCCCCGAACAAATGCTGTCTTTTGTTGCAATACTCGCCACATCACCACCAATGATTTGCTCTGATTTTCGTTATTTTAACTTAGGTTATTTGTGGTCTGTATGGCGTTTACTTATTGCAAAATTGCTCTAATAAATATTGTTTTTTATGTCGTGTTTTCGGTACCATTCAGCCATCGCCCTTCAATGGGCATTTGTTTGGAGTCGTCAGATGCAGATGGAGCTAATAAGCCGCAAGGAGTTCGATAGCCGTGTAACCAGCGGTGAACTCGACAACTTGCAGGCTATCAAGGTGAAAGAAGGCTTTTGCCTCATTGGGAATCAGAGCGGAACAAATCGCGTTTTTATGCTTCGCCGTACGGATTTGAAGCCATTTGTCTGGAAGAACGAAATTGGTCCCAGCTCATACGCTCAAACGAGGGGGTGCCACAACCTGGCCTTTTTCTACAAAGACGAGCTTTCTGTGGTTGATATTCAAGGGTTACAACATGTTTAAGCACTGGAAAAACATTACTATTTATAAACTTTCTCGTGAGGCGGATCTGACCGACTTAGAAGATAAAAAGAAAATGATCCTTTTCACGCCATGCGGTAGTCAGGATATGGCCAAGTTCGGTTTTGTATCGCCATTTGGTGATAATTCCGAAGTTATCGCTATGCATGGAAATGGTTTTATCCTTGTTGAAGCAAAGCGCGAAACAAAAATTCTTCCCCCGCCGGTTATCCAGCGAGCTATTCAAGAAAAAATTGAAAAACTTGAGCAAGAACAAGCGCGTAAACTGAAGAAAACAGAGAAGGACTCCCTGAAAGACGAAGTTCTGCATTCTCTTCTGCCACGGGCTTTTTCAAAGTTTTCTGTTATCCAGGCGATCTACGACGGTTCAACTAAACGTATCTATATCAATGCCAGCGCGCGGCAGGCAGAGGATATGCTCGCGCTTATGCGTAAGTCTCTTGGTTCTCTTCCTGTTGTTCCCCTGAGTGTTGAAAATCCCATTGAATTAACGCTGACCGACTGGGTACGTGATGGTAGTGCTCCACAGGGATTTCAAATGGGGGATGCGGCAGAACTTAAGGCAGTGCTTGAGGATGGCGGTATTGCCCGAGTGAAAAAGCAGGATTTGGGAAGCGATGAAATTTCCACACACCTGGAAGCTGGCAAGCTCGTCACTAAGTTGGCACTCGACTGGCAGAACCGCATTAAATTTACACTGGACCATAACTTCAGCCTTACCAGCGTCAAATTTGCGGATGAATTGCTTGAGCAGAACTCTGATATTGATAGTGAAGATGTTGCGCAGCGACTGGACGCAGATTTCTTCCTGTTAACCAGTGAAATTTCGTGCCTGGTTGATGCTCTGGTAAATGCCCTTGGTGGAGAGGCTAAGCAGTGAAAGAGCTGTGCTATGGATCTGTTTGCAGTGGAATTGAAGCCGCGAGTATTGCCTGGGAACCGTTGGGTATGCGTCCGGCGTGGTTTGCTGAAATCGAGCCTTTTCCATCTGCCGTTCTTGCGCACCGCTGGCCCCATGTCGCCAACCTTGGCGACATGACAAAACTTGCCAAAAAAGTCCTGGCTGGGGAAATCGAATCCCCTGATGTGCTCGTCGGGGGTACGCCTTGTCAGGCATTCAGTATCGCGGGCTTACGTGGTGGGCTTGATGATGAACGCGGCGCGCTAACTTTGAAGTATGTGGAGCTTGCAAATGCAATTGACGACAAACGGTCTGAGTCCTTCCTCAAACCGACAGTTATCGTCTGGGAAAATGTCCCAGGAGTCCTGTCATCGGCAGATAACGCCTTCGGATGTTTCCTTGCCGGATTGGCTGGAGAAGATGCGCCATTTGAACCAGGTGATCGACCTGAATCAGGAAAAAGTAACGCGTTCTGGCGGTGGGATGGCAAAACCGGTTGCCATGCTCCAAAGTGGCCGCAGTGTGGTTGTATTTATGGACCGCAGCGAAAAGTGGCCTGGAGAATCCTTGATGCCCAATACTTCGGAGTGGCACAACGACGCCGACGCGTGTTTGTTGTCGCAAGTGCTCGAACAGACCTCGATCCCGCAACGGTACTTTTTGAGTTCGAAGGCGTGCGCCGGGATATTGCGCCGAGCCGAAAAAAGAAGGAAATCGCTTCCGCCATTATTGCAAATGGCGCTGCAATCAGTGGCGAAAGCCTAAATCCATGCCTACACGCTGACATTCCACCCGGTATGAAATCGACGAAAGCCGTAAACGCTTTCAGGATGGCAGCATTTGGGGAATATATTGACGATGAAACCGCATCGACAGTAAAGGCAAGAGATTTTAAAGATGCCACTGACCTTGCCGTTTTTAGCAGCACAGGAGCAGGTTTTTGGTCAGAAGGGCATGGTACATTGCGGGCACGTGAGCAAGAAAGCCATGAGCATCTTGTTACATTGGCTTTTCCTGAGCGTATGAGCGGTACACAACATGCTGCAACTAAGAATACTTCACCATCTCTAATGGCTAAAAATCCAACAGCTGTTTGCTATGAAGTAAGAAACGCAGAAGTAGCTGTCCGCCGTCTTACCCCTGTCGAATGTGAAAGGCTGCAAGGTTTTCCTGATGGGCATACGTTGATCCCGACGGAAAAGCGTAAAAAAGTTAATTCAGATGAACTGGCATATCTTCGCAATCACTATCCAGATTTAAGCGAAGAAGAGGCCGCGATGCTTGCAGCTGACGGACCGCGTTACAAAGCGATCGGCAATAGTATGGCAATACCAGTAATGCGCTGGATTGGCGATCGGATTACTAAGGCCGTATGTCGGCAGAAAGAAGGAAGTGAAACAAAAGAGCGAAAAGTTAAACCAGCGGCAGAATTCGAACGGTCCATATTCAAATGGGCTGGTGGAAAATTTGGTGTTCTGGAACAAATCTTTCGCTATTTGCCAGAAGGGAAGCGCCTGATTGAACCTTTCGTTGGTGGCGGAGCTGTCTTCATGAATGCCGGATACCAGGAAAATCTGCTAAATGATGTGAATGCTGACCTGATTAACTTTTACAAGACTCTGCAACGCGAGGCGCATTCACTTATCACTCTGGCACATCGTTTCTTCCAGGACTATAACACACAGGAAGGATACCTGGCAGTACGGAATGCGTTTAACAAACAAGTCTATGATGATTTACATCGCGCAGCGGCGTTTTTGTTCCTGAACCGACATTGTTTTAACGGATTGACGCGTTACAACCAGGCCGGTGAGTTCAATGTCGGTTATGGGAAGTATAAAACTCCGTATTTCCCATTACAGGAGATGGAAGCCTTCCTCGGTGCGGAAGGGCGGTCTGAGTTTGTATGCGGTGATTTTGCAGCGGTGATTGAAGCTGCCGGAGAAGGAGATGTCATCTTTTGCGATCCGCCGTATGAACCGCTTCCAAATACAGAGGGATTCACGAACTATTCCGGTCATGACTTTAAGTTTGAAGAGCAAAAACGCCTGGTGTCTCTGTTGACGGATGCTCATCGTCGAGGTGCAAAGGTTCTCATTACTAACAGTGGCGCGCCAAATATCAGAGAGCTTTATCATGACAGTGGCTTCAGAGTGGAACCTCTTTTTGCCAGACGTTCTGTGTCTTGTAAGGGGGACACTCGAGGTGTAGCTCATGACGTTTTAGGTATATTGCTCTAATAAATTTATTAGTGTAATATCGCCTCAATGAATCGTGATTTATAGAGCGATTTAGCTGTTAGCCGCGACAGGCGCGGCGGTAAGCATGGCTGGGCCTAGCCCTCCCAGACAAACCACCGAGTTGCCAGGTTGACCATGCGCCTAAGTGGCAACGCCGAAGTGCGTTACGAGCTTCCAGTTTGCCCATCTTCGGGTGGGCGTTTTTTTCAGGGTTTTCGTCATGGTTAGCGACTTTGCGGCGGTTTAGAAACTGACCATTAAAGTAAATGCAAACGATGATCTGATGATGGTAGCGGCCTAAGAAGCCAGATGCCACGGGGTATGAGTCGTCCCCCGTCAAAAAATCGACCGCAGAGTGTCCCCGTCTGTGTATTAGGGAACGGGGAGGCACAACAGGTAAGGGCGCTGGTGTGATTAACCAGATGAACGAGAAGGGGCCATCTGTTGGTCAGCGTCCTTTCCTGTTGCGTTTTCTTTTCAGCGTAACAGCGGTGCTTAACAGCACTTTGGGTACAGTTCCACGAATTTACGGGTATATCCCGTCATGCTGAAGGCGCTAATCACGCTGGAAGCCAGGGTTGTGCATCCCCTGTTACCGAATTGCAGCCAGGGCGCGGTGCGCCGAAAAGCATACGGAGGTGGAAGCCCTCGCCGGAGACGTACCCGGCAAGTGATGGTGTAGCTCAGCGGTAGAGCAGTTGGCTGTTAACCAACTGGTCGGTGGTTCGAATCCATCCACCATCGCCAATGCCGGTTTAGCTCAGTTGGTAGAGCGCCTGCCTTGTAAGCAGGATGTCAGCGGTTCGAGTCCGTTAACCGGCACCAACACAACAGGTAAGGGTATTTTGCGACGTCGGAGATCGCCGTGCTTGGCAGAGGGTTCGAATCCCTACGAAGTACCCTTACCGTTGTGATGAATGCGCAGGCTGATGCGCGAAAGACATTGCAGCTATTGCGGAAAAGAGCTGTTCGGCGGGGCAATTAAACGCCCGTGAGAGTCTGAAATAACCGCAAGCCGGAGATCAGCACCGGTCATCACAACACAACAGGTAAGGGCATTCTCCCTTATGGGGCTTGGCTTAAATGCATCGAGTGCTCTTACCGTTGTGATGAAGTGCAGCTCTTTGAAGCAACCAGAAGATAAGCATCTGGCTTCACAACATAAACCGCAGGAACGACCAATAAACGGTAGTCCGTATGGAGAACACCCCGTTGAGGAAGAGGCCTGGCCGGAACCGTAACCGGCACTATAACGTTGAGAACACTGGCGTAACGGGGTCATATCCCAATCTACGAATAAATGTTGCGTTGCAGCGTGACAACCAGTGTTCTCAACATTGTGGTGAATGCACAGGCTGATGTGCCGCAACTACAGTAGTGCGCGCTTTGCGGGGCTTGCTACAACCCTGTGTCGGAGTTCAGCACCGACCATCACAGTTTGATTCTCTGGCATGAGCATAACGCTGAAATAAGTCCAGTCTGGTGCGGTCTGATCACCCGCCGTTAGCTCCACGAAACGGAGCACGTAACAGGTAAGAGCATTCTCCTGTAACGGGTTCATATCCCAATCTACAGGTCCACCAAGAATGCTCTTTCCGTTGCGGTGAATGCGGCTAAGCGCACGCGGGGAAATGGTTATATCAGTCCATTCATTTCTCCTTGTTTCCCCGTCCACGGTGGATAACCAGCCAAAGGACACTGGGAGGCACCCGGCACCGCAGCTTTTTTATTCGTTAAATAATGGAGTGAGAGGATGCAGAACAATCCGAACAAATGTCGAACGCTATGGGTGCGGTTATATATTTATGCCGTCCTCTGTTTGATTGTGTCACTGGTTCTGTATGTTTGGCTTTTGCCAAATATGATCTCATCTAACAGCACAATACTTGTATTGTTGGGAGTCCTTCTCGCGCTCATTTACCCAGCTTTCGCAGTAGTCTTTTTTCGTGAAAAAACCAGGAAATTAATTAATGAAAAAAACGTTGATTAGTGCAGCGATTATTTTGGGTTCTTTATGTCTGACCGGATGCGATCGGGTAGAGCCAGGTAACGTAGGGATCAAAGTAAATAAGCTGGGGGATGATAAAGGTATCGGTGAAGTAGTTGGCGTTGGTCGCTACTGGACAGGCTTGAATACTGAAGTTTATATCTTCCCGACCTTTAAGCAAATGAAGACATACGATGAGCCGTTCAGCTTCCAGATGAGCGACGGAACAACCATTGGTTACCACATCGGCGTAGCCTACAAGGTTGATCCAGCAAAAGTCACAACGGTATTTCAGACCTATCGCAAAGGTGTAGATGATATTACTGATACCGATCTACGCCAGAAGGTTGCAGATGCTCTGAACCGGTTAGCCAGCAAAATGACAACCGACAAATTTATCGACGGTGGCAAATCCGAATTGCTTGATGCAGCCCTTAAAGACATTCAGGAAGAAATGACGCCAATCGGCATTCAGGTGATGAGCCTCTCTTATGTAGGTAAGCCAGAATACCCGCCAACAGTTATTGACAGTATTAACGCCAAAGTCACGGCAAACCAAAAAACCCTGCAACGCGAGCAAGAGGTCAAACAACGTGAAGCAGAGGCCAACATGCTGCGCGCGGAAGCTGCCGGACAGGCTGATGCTATTCGCACAAAAGCCCAGGCCGAAGCTGATGCCATTCGTTTACGTGGTGAAGCTCTGCGCCAGAACCCCGGTGTTATGGAGTTGGAAGCGATCAACAAATGGAACGGTACATTACCGCAGTATATGACCAGTAATACCGCTGTTCCGTTTGTTCCGGTGAAATAAAAGCGTAAGCAAAATTGGCAGTAATCCGGCCCTTTAGCTCAGTGGTTAGAGCTGGCGACTCATAATCGCACGGTCACCGGTTCAAGTCCGGTAGGGGCCACCATATTTGGTTGTAACACGGCGTCTGGCACATGCGTCGTTAGCGGTCTGGTGACGTTAAAGGGGTTACCTTTTCCCCTAGCTCAGGCAACAAACCAGGTAGCCGAAATGTGCAAGTCACCGTTGGAGGGATAGCGGATACAGGGACTCACCATCCTGGCGATTCGGTGTGACAGCCGGGAAGAGTCCGGCGCATTAATCCTGATTTTCTGGTGATGACTCATATCGTTAGGAGTGATTTGAGTATGCCGATTATATCTGACATTCAGCACGCCTGGGTGGAGTGCTAATGTCTGCATCCCCTCTTGAATCCATGCCAAATTCCCTTAGTGCAGAACAAGCTGTACTTGGTGGCTTAATGCTTGATAACTGCCGCTGGGATGAAGTTGCAGATCGTATAGTTGCTGATGATTTTTATACCAGTGCTCATCGTGAAATTTTCAGTGAGATGGAGAGGTTATTAAGTCATGGCAAACCGATTGATTTGATAACACTTGCTGAAGCACTTGAACAGAACGGTAAATTAGAACGCGCCGGTGGTTTTGCGTACCTTGCGGAGATGTCAAAGAACACGCCCAGCGCGGCAAATATTTGTGCTTATGCGGATATCGTTCGTGAACGCGCGGTTGTTCGTGAAATGATTTCCGTCGCAAATGAAATAGCTGAAGCTGGATATGCGCAGGATGGCAGGGGCAGCAATGAATTGCTGGATATGGCCGAGCGCCGCGTTTTTGAAATAGCTGAAAAACGACAAAAGAGCGGTAGTGGTCCAAAAGATATCGCCAGCATTCTCGATGCAACGGTATCTCGCATAGAAGAGTTGTTTCAGCGACCGCATGATGGTGTAACGGGGCTTGATACCGGATTTACCGATCTCAATAAGAAGACGGCAGGACTTCAGGCGTCCGATCTCATTATTGTCGCCGCCCGCCCATCGATGGGGAAGACTACGTTTGCGATGAATCTCGTCGAAAATGCCGCAGTCCGTAACGATAAGCCCGTATTGGTTTTTAGCCTTGAGATGCCGAGCCACCAGCTGATGATGCGCTCACTGGCTTCTCTTGCACGCGTTGATCAGACTCGTATTCGAACAGGGCAACTTAACGACGAGGATTGGGCGCGGGTTTCTGGCGCAATGGGGATTCTGTTGGACAAGCAGAATATTTTTATTGATGACTCAAGCGCCCTGACACCTACAGAGCTTCGTTCCCGCGCTCGTCGTGTTTATAAAGAAAATGGTGGTTTGAGCATGATTATGATCGACTACCTGCAACTTATGCGCGTCCCCGAGCTGCAAGATAACCGAACGCTGGAAATTGCCGAGATTTCTCGCTCACTGAAGGCTTTGGCGAAGGAATTACAAGTACCGGTGGTGGCATTGTCACAACTTAATCGATCGCTTGAACAGCGTGCGGACAAACGACCGGTAAATTCAGATTTACGTGAATCAGGAGCAATTGAGCAGGACGCAGACCTGATCATGTTTCTGTATCGCGACGAAGTTTATCACCCGGATAGCGAAATGAAGGGCATTGCCGAGGTAATTATCGGAAAGCAACGAAATGGCCCAATTGGCACGGTGAGATTGGCTTTTAACGGCCAATACTCACGGTTTGATAACTATGCTGGTGCTGACTGGCAAGAGGATTATTAATGCAATGGAATGAGGAAAAGCCGATGAACATCCTGATCATTGGGCGAAAATTTGAAGCTATCAGTGATGTGAAAACATATACGGAAATGTGGGCTTACAACCTGGCCTGCGCCTTTAGTGAGGCAGGGGTAACATTGCAATACCATCGTCCATATTCCCCCGGCGTCGAAAGCCCGGAGGATTATGTTGAAGCTGTGTTGACCGCTGCGACCTCGTGTTCTGCGAAAGCCATTTTAGCGCCAGGATTGCGGTATTTTACTACGGTGCCCAGGGAAATAGGCGTGCAACTGCGTCGTCGATTCACTGGATGGGTAGCCCAGGTATACGACGGTTCTATGCTGGATTCGGCACCAGTCGATATTACTTTTACTGTCCGCGATGATACCTGGCGGTACCTGGATAATCCAGGCAGGTTAGAGCGTCATAATCGTTTTAACAAACATGTTGGATGGGCAGCGAATCAGGATCTGTTCCATCTGGAAACCAAAACAGACGATGTTCTGCGTATTTTTGTAGACCACGCTGCATTTGATGTTAGTGGTTTTGATCACTCCTTAAGTATCCTTATGAACCTTCAGCGTCTGACCGTTCCGTATGAGGCCAGAACGTTGACTGATGACGGATTGGTTACCATTGATCCGGGGAATATTTCGGTAACTCCATACAGACGGACGCCGGTGCCAGCAACCGAATTTGCAGCTGAATTGCGTAAGAGTGACGTGTTTATCGTTACGCATCCCGAAAGCCTTGGATTAACTGTACTTGAGGCGGCAATGTGCGGGGCGTTGGTATTAACGCCTCCCGATTGCCTTCCGCCAGATCGCCTGGCTTTGGTGAACCATATGGTTATCAAGTCGCGGATTGATTGGGATGAGGTTATTGCTCGCGTTGATCGCGTGAAAAATGCTGAAAAGGTCCAGTGTCACACCTGGTCGGCAATTGCGGAAAAGATGCTTGAGACGTTTGTCACGCAGAAACCGTCGCGCGGTAACGGATAAAAAATTGAACCCGTCATAACAGAAAAGCCCGAACGCCGGGCTTTTCTTAAGCCTTGTCAACAGAGACTTGAGCGGCTTTTATGGATAGATTCCCGCTGGCCTCTATCGCCATACTTCCCCCCGCCTTCAGGGCGACATCCGCGCCTGACTTTATATCGAGATTTCCTGCGGAAGAGATGAATGCCGGACCTTGAGAAATGGCATATAACTCCCCGGCCTCGTTGAACCCGATTGTTGTTCCACTTTTCAAGTGCGTAACGGCCCAGGCTCCGCCCGCCGTCCGGACCTCCATTAGTCCGTTCCGCGACGAAATAAAGTCTTTTTTGGCGCTGGTTGATGGTTGTGCTGGTGCACCTTCGACTTCAGGCGGTACATAGCCTTCACCTTGTCCTGACGCTTCAGGCGGCACATTGGGAGCGCCACCGGATGCATCCTGTGCATAACCGATTATCAATGGCCATCGAGAATCCCCATTGTAGGGAAATTCTACCCATACTTTATCGCCGGGCAGAAATGGTGAAAACGTGTTTGCATTGGACAATATAGCTTCTGCCCACGGCAATGAAGCATCTGGTAACCCATCCATCATGCCGACAACACGTATTTGTGTACGCATCAGACCTTTAGGGTCATCGACGCTTATCACTACAGCCCGATACTTCCCTGTCAAACTACCCATTCACCACTCCTAACTGTGCACGGCTGACAAAACGAAAGCGGTCTTCGAAATGAGTCACGGACATCACTATCATTTTGTCAGGGATAGATTCATCGAGTTCTCCGTCACCTGCCGTGTTATGCACGACAATTTTCAGCGTCGTACCCGGAGTTAGCGCGGCATTTCCTTCCACCAGCATATCGAGGCGGGGGAGAATGAATTTGTTGTAGTTCGCCAGCGCGGTAGGATCGGGATTGCTCGTAAATTTAATGGGGTCTTCCTGGTTACCTGAGTAAACCACACCTTTGGTCATGTCATAACTGGCCATTCTGTAATTGTGGCGGCGCTGGTATTCATAATCGGCATTCAGGATGTTGAACTGACTAATTGTAAATCCGGATGTGTTGGGATTGGCGGACTCATAAGTAAGCGATGGAGCGGCGTTTGCCATTTTTTCCATACTTTTAAAATTGATCGTCCCCCTGGATGCCCAGCACATAGAACCGGTATCCCGGGCTATCTCCTGCAATACCTTGGTCGGTTTTTCTCCAACATTTAGGTGGTATGTGGATGTTTTTCTGAATGAGTCAGCATTTACCTTCAGACCAGGGGCAAGAGAGGAAACTACGGCTGATGGTGGCTTATCAACAAAATACTGTGCGCTGGTGGACGGAACTTTTAATAACCGCACCGGGTTACTAAACGCGTAAATCAGTACAGTATCGTCCTTGCGCGGCGCTTTAAGAACAAAGAACTCTTCCGAGAAGAGGATGCCGCCATGACCTTCCGGATCACCAAGTGAAACTGTCAGTATTGTACCAAATTTCACCCCCAGCTTATTGACCACGTAAGCCGTTGAATCCCTGACCATGAGCATAAGCTGGGGACCAGATAGCTCCCCGGGTTCGACATAGGTACATCCTACGATCATTTCGCGAGGGATTTCGTTCTGCCCAATTGAAACAGATTGCAGGAATAGCTGAGTGCGTTTTGAATCAGTTTCCGGGGCTGTGGTGGTCTTTGTGGCCATCTCATTCCTCCAGAATTTTCGCTTTTACCGTTATGGTGCCGGTGGTTTGCTGCATATAAGCCAGGATAGGAAGCTCCGCCACTACTGTGAGGTTCAATCCAACCGCGAACAGCCTGTTGTCGGCGGTGCCGGTGGTCAGATCCTGAAATGCGATTGATTTTTGCCCTTCTATGTAACAGGTAACCGGTATCTCATAACCGCCGACATTGGCTCTGTGAGTGAAAGATGCCTGCCCGAGGCTGGCATACATTCGTAGCCAGAATGCTAATGCAGTTGTAACCATCCCAAGAGATTCCTTCTCGTCACTGGCTATCCATAGCGAATATTCCAGTGAGAAAGGGATAGTCGATACCAGGGCTTCAATCTCATCATTTTCATTGGTGACATGCCCTTCATCGTAATTATCCCGGCACAGTTCACCTTCATAAATTGAAAACGCGGGAGAACGAGACAGATTCACAAGCGGCATTGCCAGCTTATTTACCGGGCCAGTAGAGGCTGTATCTTTACGCCCGGCGCGATCGGCTTCAAATGACGACAACCACTCCTTCACATCACTAAAAGTGCCGAGCGTTATACGATCTCTTGGTGTGCGTTTCAGGAACTCCCGGAACGACTGGTTAATGCGATCATTAAAGCTGACAACTTGTGAGTCGAACGCTTCGTTTAAAGCCTGTGCGAGCGCCGAATCAATGCCATCAATAGTGGCAAATTCCAGCTTACCGGTTGGAGTAAGACCTTTTTTCTTAAAGATGGCCAGTAGCCATTCCTGATTATTCAGAATCACCGATGAAATTCCCTTCAAAGGCGCGTGAAGGCACGCAATAAAACAAACTGCCTACCCTGGCAGTGCCGTAATTGAATATTTTATGGATGTACCAGAAGCGGCGAATGGTTGTGCCGTCTGACAGCTGTTCCAGCCATTCGAGCATAGAACCCACTGGCACATTGACGGCGGCTAACCGAAGGATTAAAGCACTGTCGCTAATTCCCGTATTATCACTGCCGTCGTATAGCGCGTAGAAGGCGTCCATCTCATCCGGGCAGTCGAGGGCCGTTATCAGTTCTGGATCCTGATAGTCATATATGCGTTGGTTCGGTTCTATTATTTCAGATGCCGTTTCAGGTGCATTTTTGTCTCTGTAAGGTATTGCGCGATACAGAACTGCATCGAATGAGTCAGGGTCTAGCTTGATTGCTTTGAGCCAGTCCATCCGCACAAGGTTATTAAAAACTGCATGACCTTGATAACGGTGGCGCACACCAGAATCACTAAGCAGGCCGTGATCCAGATTGGGAAGGTGATTGTCCTCCACAGGATCAACAATATTACCAACGTTAACACCATCGGTTTCGATTTCAGCATCAATATCTTCCTCTTCAATCAGTTCAGAACCTTCGCCTGGAATATCCGGATCCGATTCGGTGTCCGGGAGGTTATCACCAGTCACTTGTTGTGATGGTTCTGTGTCCTCAAACATGTCATCAAAGAAACCAGCCATCGATTATCCTTTCCGTTTACGGGCTTCGTTAATTTGTGTCTCAAGAATGCTTCGCGCCTGCGCGGTGGCAGCGGCCTTGTCCATTCCCTGACTCATGAAAAACTTTATGAGGTTGTTCGCCTGCGTTTGCAGGGCTTTTTTGAGAGCGTCGGCTTCAGCGCGAGCCTGGGCCTCCCTCACCCGCGAGGCTTTTAGTTCGGCATTCTTCCTGTTTGCCGTGGTGCGAGCTTTTTTTAACAACCGGCGAACGTTGTCCGTGGCGCTATCTTTGGCGCGTAGTTTTTTGCCTAATGCATCCTGAGATTTCAGATATAACTCATACTCACGCGCCGCTTTAGCCTGATCCGTCGTTGTTGTCCGGTTGCGCGCGAGCGATTTAGCCAGTTCGCCTTTGAAATAGGTTGTTGTCTTCCGCTTGTCATCGCCGAAGGCCACCTGTTCAGCTGCTTTTTCCAGGGCAATAATGATGGCCTTGTGCCATGTGGGAGACTGAAAACGCGTCATAGCGTGCAAAACATGTTTGCAAGCCACACCAGTCAGATCAGGGTTGCGGATTTTGGGGAATGCATACTCTTTTGGCGGCGCGACAGCATAGTTACCAGCCGTGGCCATATAACGATACCAGTATTGATGGCGTCCACAATCACAGTCGAAAGATACCCGGCCCTTGCAGAGATCGGCAGCGATTCGAGCTTTTTTCGCACCGTCTTCAGCAATATCCTCAACGGCTTTATCCCATTCCTCAAATCGAATTCTGACACGGTGATGCTGGTGGACCGACTCATCCGAGGCATTAACAGATATCAATGCAAGGTTGTGTTTTAGCCCGAGAAATGTCGCGGCTTTGATCCCTGTGCCATCAGAAACCTTGTTGTTAGCGCGTTTTATATCAATGCTGGTGGACTGCGCCACCAGCTGAGCATAGGTAATGCCGGGTACCGTGCTCTTGAATTTGGTTTTATGAGCCTGCCTTGAGGTGTTGAAACTGCGTATATCTTCGGGCGTAAAGTAGGTGCCATCTTTCTTTTTCCCAAGGCTGAGGAATGCCTCAAGTTCGCGGTTACGCATCCCCATAATCCTTGGGGTGAGTGTACGTCGCGCGTTTCGCCGATTCTGACGCTGCTGTTTACGGATAAGATCGAAGACCTTGTTAAAGTCTTTTGCACTTAATCCATCAGTCTGATAGCGACCAAGGTTGTCGCGAGCATATTCAGTTGGCATTCATTTCCCTTACGCAATGGATAATGTCCCTATCACCTGGCCGTCATATTGGAAATGGCGAATCATTTCGCGGATCCATGTGGCAGGTGGGAGTTTTAATTTTTTGCCAACAGTCATACCCTGAGACTCATCCTCAAGCCCGGCGGCGAGCGTCACAACCCAGCGTAGCTCTGCTATGCCCCACATACGGTAAGCCAGCAAATCCGGGCGATATTGCTCATCGGGAAGAACGTAATAAATCGTCAGATTCTTGTCGTTCGATTCACACATAAGCATCACCTCTTTGCGCAGCTCTGCCCTGAGTATTGGATCGGCTATGTTGCGGTCGTCATACCGCGACAGAGGATATTGCCGGGTGCTTTGGGTTGTAGTGATTGATGTAGCCATAGTCAGCCTGCCAGAAATAGATGATGGTGATTCTATCGCTAGTCATTTGTTGAATATTTAACTCAATAAAAGAAAATTATTAGTGCAATTTAGATTGTGAAATGTATCATTCTGCCCTTAAGTAGGTTCTTCACGAGGAAACAAAATTGGCAGAACGTGTTGATGATGCAGAGCTGAGCATGAATCAATTAGAAGCTCTCAAAGACATGGCCATCGATAACATCAGAAAGCAGGCACAGGTCGTGAGCCAGGTATTTACAGGGAAGTGTCGTTACTGCAATGAACCGATCGAATCAGGCATCTATTGTGACGCTGAGTGTGCGCAATGGCACAGGGAAGAGCAGGCCGCAAAACAGCGTAAATATGGCATGCGACCGGCAGGATTTGACTGATTATGTTGCGCTTTACTGAGGAAGAGTTTCAGGCTTTTAGTGAGCGTCGAAATAAGGGGCGGTCCAGGCCAAAAACCAAAAAGGATCCATTCTTATCGCTTGCGCCGGTAAAAGAAGTTTCTCCACATGCGAAGGCACTTGCAGCACTGGCAAAGAACCCAGACCTGCGCGACGGAAATTGCGAGCACTTCGAGCAGGTTTTCATTTTTGATTACTTCGAACGCAAGCACCCTGACATCTATGAGCTGTTGCATGCAACGCCTAACGGAGGGAAGCGTTCAAAAGCAACCGCCGGGAAAATGAAGGCTGAAGGGCAGAAAAAAGGTTATCCGGACATGAGTCTCGATAAAGCATGCGGTATTTATCACGGCATGCGAATTGAGCTTAAAGAACCAAATGGTAAAGCCCCGACGAAAGAGCAGATCGCCTGGATGCGCAGGCTTAGAGAGGAAGGCTACTACGTTGTTCTTGCGTATGGTGCAGAACAAGCGATTACCGCCATCCTGGAATACATAAGTCTTAAAAAGGGTGAGGCTATTGAGCATGTATTGAACGGCGATAAGTGGTTGCATGCTGCTTAAAATAATAAATTAATTAGTGCATTTACGCTCTTTGTGGTAGCGCACTTTAACATCGGGAGAATAATCGTGTCATCCAAGGTTAATTATGAGTCGCTGGCATCGGTCATGCCGCGTAATGAACAGGAAACAGATGCTGTAGTGGACCCTGTAATCGCTGAAATGAATGCTCGCCTGGAGGCTGAATTTGCAGCTGAGAATGAACATACCACCCAGGGCGACTAGGACTGTTTTTTGTGTCGGTAGCGGTCCGTCACTCACTCGTGAGGACTGTGCTGCTATAGAAAAAACTGGCTGTTCAATCATAGCGGTTAACAATTCCTGGCAGATGTTCGATGACATTTATGCCTTATACGCCGGTGATTTGTCATGGTGGAAGCAATACGGATCCACCATACCGGGAGGGAGATTCCGCAAAGTGACAGCCAACCTGGCGGCGGCGAAATCATTTTCGTTGGAGTACAGGCGATATTGTGGACCGGCGGAAGGGGTAAATAGCGGCGCGCAGGCTATCAGTCTGGCTGCTGAATCAGGGGCTGAAGTAGTGGTATTAGTCGGCTATGACTGTTCTCTGCAAAACGGCCTTCATTGGCATGGCGCGCACCCTCAAGCCCTACGGAATCCAACGCAGGTTTCTATTTCAAAATGGCAACAGCAGTTCCTGGATACCCGCAAAAAACACGCAGATTTACATATTTTGAATGCAAGTAGGAGCAGTGCAATTCAATGTTTCCCAAGAATAAATTTAGAGGCAGTGATCGCGTTATTATCGTCGGCAGTGGCCCAAGCGCCGCAAACTTTGTTGCGCCGCGCGGAGTGCCGATTATAGCGGTCAATGGGGCCATCGACTGGCTGAACCGCGCTTCTTATTTTTTCACACTTGATCCATCGCCAGACAATATGCGGCGCGTTGGTCGTGGCCGCCGTCGCCGTGGTGTTTGTTATTGCATGGCACTACCCGATGTTAAAGAACGTGAAGTCAGAGACGGCGTTCTGTGCTTCCGTCGTGTGGCTGAACGTGGCATGGAGCCAAAAAATACGAATTCTCCCGAGTGGTGGGCGTGGCGCTGGTCCGCACATTTCGGACTTTGCGAAGATGAGAATGAAATTGCCAGCGGCAATAGTGCATATGGCGCTCTGAACCTGGCTTTCCATATCGGATTCAAACATGTCGCCCTGGTGGGCGTTGACGCTACACAAGAACCACGCGTTCACTCCGGCGGCACGCCAAAAAATCTAAGTCACCTGCCTTTGTTATTCCAGTCTGCGCGTGAACGGATTGACGTTGTTTCATGCGGGAAAATGGGAGGTATTCCGCAGATGACTCTTAAAGAATGGCTGAAGAATACATGATGGCACCCACAATTTATCACCGTATCGACGGTACCAAATACAGGAATGTCTGGGTTGTTGGTGATCTGCATGGTTGCTACACCAGAGTGATGTCCGAACTCCATCGTGTGGATTTTGACCCGGCGCAGGATTTACTGATATCGGTCGGCGACCTTATCGATCGCGGTACTGAAAATGTCGAATGTCTTGAACTATTGCAGATGCCCTGGTTCAGGGCAGTGATGGGGAACCATGAGCGGCTGATGATTGATGCGTTAAGTCCAGATGGCAACGTGAATAACTGGCTAATGAATGGCGGACAATGGTTCTTCATGCTGGACACTGATCAGGAAATATTAGCCTGGGCGCTGGTGGAGCTGGTAAAGCGTCTGCCCTATATCATTGAGTTGAACACCGGGCAAGAAACTATCGTTATAGCCCATGCCGACTATCCGGATAATGAATACCAATTCGGTAAGGAGGTGCCGCTTTTCAACGTTGTCTGGGCGCGCGAGCGTATCAGTGATTCGATGGATGATATTGGTGGCGAAATTTCGGGCGCAGATCGTTTTATCTTTGGTCACACTCCGGTGAAAAGCCCGAAGACATTCTGGAATCAGCAGTATATCGACACTGGTGCCGTATTTTGCGGAAACCTGACATTGATGAAAGTGAAAGGTGATGGTGCAGCATGAAGATTGCTTTAGTTTTTCGCTCTGGTGGTGACTATAACGCTTCCGATGTGCAGTGGCTGGTTAATCAACTGCCAAAAGGCTATGAAATTATTTGCCTGACAGACCTGAAGCGTTTACATGTACCTGGCGTCAAAGTTGTCCCATTGATCAACCAGTGGCAAAAGTGCCGTGGCTGGTGGGCGAAAATAGAGTTGTTCCGACCGGATATAACCGATGATCTGTTCTATCTGGATTTGGACACGGTTATTGCCGGTGATATACGCCCAATCCTAGAGCATCCACCAACCAGCTTCACCATGCTTAGGGATTTTTACCATCCACAATATCGTGGCAGCGGTGCCCTGTGGATACCAAATAGTGTTAAAGCGCATATCTGGAGTTCATTCTGGCAAGATCCGGAAGGTTGGATTTCTCGTTGTGTCACTACTGAGTGCTGGGGTGACCAGGGGTTCTTACGAAAGGTTATGGGCGATGATACACCAGCATTTCAGGATCTGTATCCAGGATGGTTTGTAAGTTACAAGGCCGATGTTGTGGAACCTGGTTCAAAATATGCGAGCGCGCGTTACTCCAGGGGGAATGGGGCATTACCAAAAGACTGCCGAATAATCTTTTTCCACGGCAAACCGCGACCTCGCGAAGTGTCAGAGGATTGGCTTCCCCTTATCAGCTCATTTTTTGAGCAAGAATCAGAATAATATTGCTCTAATAATTCCATATTTTTAAAACGTGATGTACACTCATCACGTTTTTTTATTAGAGCAATCTACAAGGTGCACTATGTGGCCATTCCGACGGAAATATCACTACTGGCTGATCGCCTTTGTTACGCCGACCGGCGGTATCAGGCATGTCATCACCAGGTATCGCAACAAGAGACTCACCTTAGCCAGAATTTTACAGGCTGCCATAGGTGAGGGACTGGATACAAATTGCGTAGTCCTTCCTCCTTCATACTTAGGAAAAATGACCGAAGCACAAGCTAATACGGAACTTTGAAATGAGCACTTCAGCACAAAACCAATCAATCGAAAATGTATCTATCCCTGACGTCCTGAATGCCGGTATCCCGGCCATTATCCAGAACATCCGGGCCGCGCAACGCCGCGTTATTTGTGATGACCTCACAGCGCGTTTTTTTGATAATGCGGTTCAGTCAGCGGAGATGCTTCACGCACAGCTTATTGATGTTTATAACGCAGAAGCTGATAGCCATAACTCCCTGGTAGATGCAGCTGAAAATATGCAGTTGGATCTCGGTCTGAAGGGTAAAGAAATTGAAGAGCTTCAGCTGCAAATTGAACATTTGAAACGCCAGCAACAGGACGCGATCGACGATGCGACGCATGACGCCAACCAGCGTGCTGATAATGCCGAACGTATAAGCATTGAGCTGGAAACAAAGCTCAATGAAATGACCGCGATGGTTGAACTGCGGAACTCACAGATTTCAACGCTAAAATCTCAATATAAAGAGATCATGAAACTTGATCCTTTTAACCTTGAGAAACGCTATAACAAAGCTAAAAGCGAGCGACAGGAACTGCGTAAGCAGGTCGCCGACCTTAACCAACAGCTCAAAAAAACTATTAAAGATGCAAGCGAAGCGCGCGTGGCATTTGCTAATAAAAAAGCAGAGGTTACCGCGCTGGTTAATGAGAATGCCAAATTTGCGACGCTCAAGAAGGAAATGTATGGCATTACTGAGCGCCGTTTCCCTGCAAGAAAACTTCATCCGACGTTAGGGCAAATCTCCTTCTTCCCGCGCCTCCTGGCTTATGGGATCTCATCGCCTAAAGAGTTCAATAACGAGCGTCCTTATATCGTTTCTAAGCTGGACTTTGCTTATCAGTTCTGCTGCGACATGGGCTATGCCATTGATATCCGGATCAACGAATGGTTGATGCCAAACTTCCAGCCGTTGGCCATTTTCCGCGAGTTCCAGCCGGAAGGTTGGGTAGAGTTCTTCCATGAATTGATCTGTAAAGAGATGGAAAGCCGCCGCCCGGAACTGGTCCGTCGAGTTGAGTGGGCGCAAGAGGTTATGTTGGCAGAGGCAGAGCTGCCGTTCGAACCGGAATTCATTGATGATCTGGCAACTAAAGGGCTGCATACCCTGTTTGATGTGGTTACCCGCCGTCATGAGCAGTTGGTTGTCGAATTGGGTTTAGAGGAAACTGCGGCAAGAAGACTTCTCGATGTTTGCTATGCACGTAGCGATGCATGGGAAAAAGAGAACGGCGGCACTATTTACGTTCGCTGATAGTTACAGTGTCACTTTTAATGCTGGTGGAGTGCGCCCACCAGCATTTTTTTCGTCCAATGAGGAGGGCATTTGAGTATTTTCAATAAACACGCACACCAGGAACGTCCGTACATCGTCATAGTAGATATTGATGGGACGATATCAGAGGCAACGGAAGACAGGCTGCATTTACTTCCACCACCTGGCAAAGGTGCATTAACAGAGCACTGGAACGAGTTTAACCTTGCCTGTGACACTGATGCTCCCATCACTCCAGTTATTGATATGGTGCGCCAGTTGTCCAGCATTTACACGCTCTGGTTTGTAACCGGGCGCTGTGAGATAGCCAGGGATAAAACACGAGCTTGGTTGCGTAAGCACGTAACAAATGGGGCTGAGCCTTTGCTATCTATGCGTCCTGCCACCGATGACAGAAATGACGGCCCTGCAAAGATTGATCTCCTGAAGAAAATTGGTCTAAGTAAAATTGCGTTCGCGCTGGAAGATAAGATTGAAGTGGCGCGTGTTTTCAGGAGTCACGGCGTACTTACGTTAATGGTCAGGGAATATGAAAATGCGCTTCTTCATCAACAATAATTGCTCTAATAAATCTTGATTTTTAAAACAGAGAAAGTGAAAATAAAAACATGCCGCAAGGCGCGGCATGTATCCAATCAATCACAGGAGCTGAAAATATGAACACGGCATTCAAAATCATTATGGCCGCGATCTATTTCTGGCTGTTCTCTATCACTTTTGGCGGCATCGTCGCGCATGGGTAAGGGGGATGCATGAAAGGCGAAGTGAAAGAGCGCGGCATGATTTTCAACGATGAGATGGTCCGGGCCATCCTCGAAGGAAGGAAAACGCAGACGCGGCGGATAATGAAAAATCAGCCTGCGGAAGTTGGTCCAGAAGCACCAGTGATGGTTAGAAAAATTGGTGCAGGTTTTCAGTGGTACGGGGCTGATGGTGTAAGCAGTGTTTTCAATTGCCCCTTTGGTATCGTCGGCGATCGAATTTGGGTTCGTGAAACATGGGCGATATTAGGCAATGAAGATGGTTGCAGTGTGGACTGGAACGACAACCTTTGTCGTGGCGATGAGAAGAACGCAGCAAGGATTTATCGGGCCAGTTGTGAGCAAAAGCCTGGTGATTACGGTTTATGGTCGATACCCGATGATGCCGACTGGAAACCTCACACTGTGAATGAAAAGTTTGATGGTGGGTGGCGTCCATCAATTCACATGCCGCGATGGGCATCACGCATTCTGTTGGAAATTACCAACGTGCGCGTTGAGCGGTTGAACGATATCAGCGAATGCGATGCAAGGGATGAGGGCGTTCAGCCTGCTGGAAGTTTGCTTCCTGATCACCCGGGAACATTCCTAACTCCCAAGGGAGATTTCGCAATGGCCAAGGTTGCGTTCCAGCGCCTGTGGGAATCCATCTATGGTGAAGAAAGCTGGAACGCTAATCCCTGGGTGTGGGTAATCGAGTTTGAGCGTATTCAGGGGGCAACCAGTGAGTGAGTCAAAATGCCAAATTAATGGCAACAAGATAGAACCGTGCGCGGCGTTGGCACAATCCCTGGAGCATGACGCTGAATACACGACGCGAAAAGGTCTGCTGAAATACAAAATCTATAACCATGAATTAATTCATTCACAAGACCTGATCATGCTGCGGTCTGGTGAATTTTCTAAATCGCCTATTCGAGTTTCATTTTGCCCGTTCTGTGGTGAAAGTCTGAAAACGTGGGAAGCGGAGGCAACCAGTGAATAACCGCTTTTACATGATGTGCTTGCGTGAAACTGTGGGTAATAACGCCTCATTCCATTGCCATAACGGCAATGGTTACAGTTCTGATATCGATCGCGCTCATGTTTACACGCTGGAAGAAGCCCAAAAAGCCTGGAGTTGTGGGCGAGATATCGATCAGCCTGTTTGTGCCGATAGTGTGGATGCAATGGCTGTGTGGCACGTTGATTGCCAGTACATCCCTACAGAAAGCCTGATTGAGTCAGATTGCACTGCGTATGTGGCCTACAAAAAAGGTAGCTGGAACGGCAACGATGTTTACTGGCTTCAACACGGTGGATTGCCAACAGATGACTTCAGTAAAGCGACCATCTTTAGCGTCGCCAACAAAAACGAACCAGGAATAGTTTGGTTGCCATTTTCCATTGCTGATGCAGCAAAGCGCCGGACGTTCAATATCAATAACTTTAACCGCAGAACAATGGTTCAGGGCGCAGGTTTGGTCATGCCTGACTGGTTGAAAGAGCAGAACAGAAGAAAGAAGTCGCGAAGCGGGAAGGTGCGTTGGAATTGTCCGCATTGCGGAAAAATCACCTGGCAGTACAGCCCATATGATTTTGAAGGCTGTAGTGATTACAACTGTGAAGGATGGCGAGAATGACAATTGACTATCAGGTACTGCGCGAGGCGGCGGAACAGGCAACGCAAGATGAATGGGTAGCATATATTTTGCCGGGGCAAAACGGCACTTATCCTGCGCATACGTCTGAGGGTAGGCATTGCGGATACTTTATTGACTGGCCTGGCATTGATGGACAGAGAAACGCTGGTGCCAATGCCCGTTATATCGCGGCTATCCCACCCAAAGTTGTGCTGGCTCTACTGGATGAAATTAAGCGCCTGGAGGACACAAATATTGATGCTATGTGTCGAATTGCAGAGCTTGAGACTAATCTCGCGGCGCTGGTGGCGGAGAACGCTGGGCTGAAACACGCAATGGCCGTAACTCTTGAGCATGTGTCGGTCACGGATGCAGGGCAGGCCGGAGTTGCTGCAATGATTATCAACGATGCCCTGCACCACAGCGAAACTCCAGCTACCGATGCTTTCCTGTCTGAAGTGCGGGCGCAGGGGGTGGATGCTGCTATAGAAGCTGCAAAAAATCTGGTGGCCCAAGAATATGAGTATAAGGATTTCAAAGCGGCGCAGAGTGATTGCTGTATGCACCCTGGTTCAGACCTGGTAGGGAAGGTTGAAATGACTGAGTGGTTAGTTGACTTTGCTGCCCAGCTTCGCAAAGGAGGCAACCAGTGAGCGAAATTAATTACCAGGCACTGCGTGAGGCGGCGGAACGTGCAATTCCAGCAATGGAACGCCTGTTAATGTTGCCAGCTGATGATGATTTGTTAAGTGAACAGGAACTTAAAGATTACGGTGTGGATATTGATGCGCTCAACGCCTTCAAATTTCTGACCGGACCAGAAACCGTGCTGGCGCTGCTGGATGAACGGGAAAGAAACCAGCAATACATAAAACGCCGCGATCAGGAGAACGAGGATATTGCGCTAACGGTAGGGAAGCTGAGAGTTGAGCTTGAGGAAGTAAAACAACACGCTGAAGAATTATCCGAAACCAAGGCTGTTCGTAACCAATGGCGGCCAGATATTTGCCCAATAACCGGACGTGCATTTTTCATGTGGATTGAGCATCCAACATTGGGAAATGTGCCGACATATGGTGGCCCATTAGATAGTTACACCATTCCAACAAAGGACGGTGACGGTGAGTTTTCATGTGAGCGTTACGATCATGATTTTGGCGGTTGGGTAGAAAGCGAATGTCTTGGGTTATATCTGATTGATGATAGAGAACAATGCAGGGTCTACGAACTGGAGGAACGCGTTAAGGAACTGGATGCTCGGGAAATATCGCTCCCGGAACGTAGCAGCATGCTTCATCGAACAGATTTTCACGATGATTACCAAACGGTAATGGCATACAAAGTTTCTGAAGTCATCGCTGCAATCCGCGCCGCAGGCATTCGCATCAAAGGAGGTGAGTAATGCGTGTGGCATGTATCGGCTTGTTACCGTACCCGACTCGTTTTTGGGCTTCTGCGCTAATTGCAAAGCCACATGTCCTGATGGCTGACAACATCATCCCGGCACCAAAGCGCCGCCATACCGGTATTGCAGCGGCACGACGAGCAGCAAAGAGACGCAGGAGAGCAAAGCGATGAAAAACCGTAAAGCAAAGATTCTGTTAGTTCGTAGAAACGCTCCTGGCGTCTGGCAGTGGGTGAGACTCAGCAACCGACGGATGGGGTTGATGAAATATTACGGGATGATGGATTGTGGTTTTTGCAAAAAGCCCAGCGCGGCGCAAAACCGCTGGAAAAACCACTGTTATCTGCGCACTAAAGGAGAGTGAGATGGCGTTAACACACCGCGAACTCTGTCAGATTGCGTACAAGTTCCTTAAGCGCAACGGGTTCAAGGTTTGCTTTCATGACCGCTTTATAGCTGTAACCAGCACCGGAGAACAGCCAGATGCTATGGGATTCAGAAGTTCAGCATCATGCTTGATAGAGGCGAAGTGTTCTCGTGCTGACTTGTTGGCAGATAGAAAAAAGCGTTTCCGTAAAAATCCGTCTCTTGGAATGGGCGACTGGCGATTCTTTATTAGTGAGCCGGGAATTATTTCAATTGAGGATTTACCACCTGGCTGGGGATTACTTCACGTTGTTAACGGAAGAGTACGGAAAGTACATGGGTGGCCCAAGGGTAATTGCTGTTGGGGTAATCCTGACGATAAGCCATTTACTGGAAATAAGCAGGTTGAATGCGATTACATGTTATCTGCATTAAGGCGCATGGAGTTGAGAGGGCACCTTAATGAAATATATGACGGTGTAATTGTTAATAAGAAAGAAGGAAACGCGGCATGATCACTATTACCAATAAGAAACAGTATCCCAGCGAGCAATATCTTAATGAGCTGATCACCAACATAGAGTTTGCTGCAAGGGCACCAGTTGAAGTCGTGAGAGCAATGGCAGCAGAGCTACAGAAGCGGCGCGAAGCTGATAGTGCAGAACCAGTTGCTTATATTTTCAAACATCCGGCCGGGAAATTATTCTGGGCTTTAACGGATGAAAGCAATAAAGAGCAAGCGGACGTTATTCCTGTTTATGCTGCCGCGCCTGCGTCGGTTGTGCCGGATAATGCATCAGAGCCTCTTGCTTATGCTTACAAAGAGCTTACGCCTGAGATTATGCGCAACCATTTAGCTGTATTCGAGCGATATGGAATAGCCCCAAACGATAGCACTACCACAATTCAGGCACTGCGAATCGCGCTGGATAGTATAGAGCGGAGCGACGCCATGCTTCAGGGTAAAGGAGGGTGATATGGCTATTGCCGCAAGTTACACAATGCATCTCTATTGTGACTGCCGCCAGTGTACGGAAGGTGTATATCCAGTGCCAGACTTCGGTGAGTATATCGGTACGTCATGGGCTGGCTGTGCAAAAGAGGCGCGCAAGGATGGCTGGCGAATAAGCAAAGACAAAACGCGTGCTTTTGCGCCCGGGCATAAAGTTTTGAGGATTAACAAATGACCACTATAACCAAAGAGCGACTGCTGACAATCAAGCAGTGGCGCGAAACATACGGACCTGGTAGCAACGTTGTACTGCCAGCAGAAGAAGCGGAAGAACTGGCACGAATTGCTCTGGCAGCGCTGGAAGTCGAGCCGATAGGTTTCCGTTGCAGGCGCAATGATAACCTTGGTGATTGGAGTTACGTATATCATCGAGAGCCAGATGATTTTGAGCGCAAACATTTAGTGATAGAGGGTATTTACGCCGCCCCTCCAGCGCCAGTAGTACCGGAAGAAAAACCAATGCCTAATCCTCTTAGCATGTACGCGGTTGATGCTGTTGCCGCTATTGCAGAGGTGAGAGGCTGGAATGCCTGCCGCGCGGCTATGCTTCATGGGAAAGGAAAGTGATATGGCTAACTCATTACTTGAAACCTGCAACAACTGGCAGATTCAGAGGGCGGAGATTTTATCTCGCAATCCAGATATGGCAATGACAATCGATAATCTGGATACGCTAATTGAACGTACCGTGCGTTCTGCAATTGATATAGCACGTCGAGTTGACTGGGATTTCAGAGAAGCGGAGCGGCTTGCTAAAGAGCAGGAGAAAGCAGCGGGTAAAGGAGACTGATATGGATAAAAACACCACTGCTTACTGGAATCTGTCACTTGATACCGAATGCCCAAAATGCGGTCACAATTTCGATCTGCTTTGTGATGCTGATTTCTGGGAGTTTTCTGGAGCTAAACAGGCATGTGAAGAAATAAAAGGTTACGAAACATGCTGTCCAGAATGTAACCATGAATTTAAAACAGATTTCGTGTATTGAGGCATAACAAATGACCACTATTACCAGAGAACAGGCACAGAAAATTATTGAAGCAGCCGATGAGGTTATTAGTGCGCTGGCCGGAACTAACGAGGATGTTCACCCTGGTAGCGATAACATGCTACGCCTGTGGGATGACCTGAATGACCGTTACGCGCCGCCGGAAGTTGTGCGTGAGCTGGCACGGATTGCACTGGCATCACTGGAAGCAGAGCCTGTTCTGTATCAGTCCTGCACTCGTCCCACCTGGAATAGCGGTGTTCCGTGGACGGAATGGAAAGAACGAAGTCGTGAGTGCTACGAAGACGATTTGCGCTTTACAGACACGCCTGACCATGCCGGTTGGATAAACAAATGTCGAAAACTATATACCACTCCGCCAGCACCGATAGCGTTAGAGGCCATTGAAAACGCAATTGAATATATCCGCAGTATCGCTTTTCACATCGATGAAGACGATTACCACGGCAAGCATATTGCGTATTTCATGCGACAAGCACTGGTCTGGCTGGAAGGGCATTCATGCAGCAACGACAGACAGGGTAAAGCCGAGAATCAACCAGTACGCGGCAACCAGACTGCCGAATCCAATCGCGGTAATGAGTGGACCGGCAATCCTGATATTGATAACGCCATCATCATGCTCGATCGCATAGATACGCTGGAAAGTTGCGATGATGACCGTATTGAGGCTGTTAAGGCTGTTTTGCGTAGACTGGCTGGCAACTATCCGGATATTCCGGATAGTTCGGTGCCAGCACCAGGAAAGGGCGTCACCGGTGAACGTATCCGAATTAAGCCGCATGTTTATCGCGAACTGGTTAACCGTCTCCACGATACAGCGATCAAGTGTGCTGGCACCCAGCAATTACGAGAAAGAATTAGCCGTGTTTTGGGCGACGTTATTACACCAGATCATCATAAACAAGCCGAGAAAAGTGGCCTGGAAAGGTGTCGCCTTGAGGCGGCATTAAACATTAAGCCGGGGCATACGCTTGGCATTATTGATGCACTATTGGTTCATAAGATGGCCAGGGCTTTATTGCCGCTGGTGGCTGAAAAGCATGAGGTGGACCATGCCAACGAAAGCTGAATTACAGGTGCGCGTAGATGAGCTTGAAAAAGAGAACGCGAGCCTCAAAAAAATGCTGTCGCGGGCGGAAAGGGAATTATCAGGCAAATTATTGCCAGAAGAACTGCCACCAGCAGATATACCTGATCGAGTGTCCTGGTGGATGAAGTATTTCCGTGCACCGTGGGAGGCGTTTTGGTGCTACGACCATCGCAGATGGTGTGATGAACTTGATAGCAATTTTCCCTACTTTGCGGAAGGGAACACCTGCCCTCAATGCAGGGGATAGCATTTGACGAAATCGATCACCCTATCCTGAACTTCAGAAAGAAGGTCTTTTTCACGCGCCAGGACGTCAGGATATTGACGTTCTGGCCTTACCAGATGCCGGAGCTTCCCATTAAGCAGAATGGCCTCAGAAAACACTTTTACGCTGTGCTTTATCCCCTCTGTTTCACTTTTCAGCGTCAAAATAAAGCGCAATTGCTTATTAGCCTGATTCGGATTCAATACACGAATTTGCAGTTCGTCTATGCTGTTTCGCAATGGGATTGATGCCACCACACTGGTGCAGTCTCTGATTGTCTGAATTGAACGGCTAACATTGAGAACGTTATTGTGCATGTGCCTGATCCACTAACTCCTGGAGGTTTCTTGTGTCAGATCGAAATATAGCAGCTAAAAGCCAGGAAGAGCGAGACAAGGTGAACGTAGACCTTGCCGCCAGCGGCGTTGCTTACAAAGAACGGCTGAATATACCTGTGATTGCAGAGCAGGTGGCCCGTGAGCAACCGGAAAACCTGCGCGCCTATTTCATGGAACGGCTACGGCACTACCGGCAGTTAAGCCTCCAGTTGCCAAAAGGGAGCGATCCGGTGTATCAGAACGAGGATGCACCAAAAAAATAACGGCAAGATGGGGGAGAAATGTGATTAGCCCCCAGCGTGGCGCGCCTACAAACCCCGCTTTCACAAACTATGCCTTTTCAATGTATACTGTATGAATAAACAGTATCATTGAGGTAAAACGCTATGGGCTTCCCTTCTCCTGCGGCGGATTATGTTGAAAGCCGAATTTCTCTTGATCAGCAGATAATTAGACATCCTTCAGCGACCTACTTCATGCGGGCAGCTGATAGCCATCACCGTGAGGGAATATTGCAGGGAGCTTTGCTGGTGGTTGATTCCTCGCTTACTCCGGTTGATGGTTCTCTGCTTGTGTGCGCTATGGAGGGTGAATATCGCATAAAGAGATACAGGAAGTATCCGCGCCAGCACCTGGAGGACTTAAGCACCGGGAAGAAAGAGGCGTTACCAGTAGATGACGATGGATACACGGGCAGTAATGCTGTTTTTGGTGTGATCACTCATGTCATCAATGATGCCCGAAGTGGGGAATTTGATGATTGTCCGGTTATTTAAGCTGCAAAGTGCTGGTGCTTTATGCCTGTGAAGTTTATAATTGTGTACACATAACGAGTACACGAGGTGTTTATGCAATCCATTAACTTCCGTACCGCGCGCGGCAACCTTTCTGAAGTGCTCAACAATGTTGAAGCCGGGGAAGAGGTTGAAATCACCCGCAGAGGCCGTGAGCCAGCAGTAATTGTCAGCAAGGCTACTTTCGAAGCCTACAAAAAAGCGGCGCTGGATGCTGAATTTGCATCCCTGTTTGACACCCTGGACTCCACCAACAAGGAACTGGTTAACCGATAATGAGACATATATCACCGGAAGAACTTGTTGCGCTTCATGATGCGAATATAAGCCGCTACGGCGGCCTGCCGGGAATGTCTGATCCGGGTAGGGCAGAGGCCATTATCGGGAGAGTTCAGGCCAGAGTTGCCTACGAAGAGATCACCGACCTTTTCGAAGTCTCCGCCACCTACCTGGTGGCTACAGCGAGAGGGCATATATTCAATGATGCCAATAAGCGTACCGCGCTAAACAGTGCGCTGCTATTTCTACGCCGTAACGGGGTGCAGGTATTTGATTCACCTGAACTGGCAGACCTTACCGTAGGCGCTGCGACTGGCGAGATATCTGTATCTTCTGTCGCCGACACGTTACGTAGATTGTATGGTTCTGCGGAGTAGATTAATGGCACGTAAATACAACAAGTTGTCCCGTGAAGCGTTAAAGATGCTTCTTGATGGCGTGAGCCGCCGCAAGGTAAAGCAATACCTGGTTGGTAAGCAAATTGGAGTCAGGACCGCTATTGCTGTGTTATGCCGTCAGGAAATGGTTGTGCTTAAACAGAGAATGCCGGGCAGCAGATAAAGCCCAATCAGTGATTAAAGGTGTGATGTGAAAGCCATAATTACTCCCTTTGTACAAAAAGAGCTTGGCGTCGCCACATTCAAAGTGGATCAGGAAGTCAGAAAGCTGGTGGAGGCTGGCCGTAAATTTATTATGGAGCCGGTGCCGCGTGAGTTAATCGAGCACATGGACGACGGCCTCGTTGTTTCCGAGCAAACTATGGCAACAAATGAGGCGTTGCAGCCGTTTTTTAACAGCGATGAACTGTTTCGCCGTATTGGTGGAATTGACGCGCTGGTGGCGTGGTTGCGCAGGAAAGAGGGGCAATGCCAGGCCGCAGATCGTAGCTGGTGTGACAACCATATTGTCCACGCAGAACGAGACAATAGCGCGGTGTTGTTGTGCTGGCATCACGATAACCATTACCGGATGCGTGGTTTTAATGAGCTGAAAGAAACGCTGCATAATAATCGCGTTAACTGGATACTGGATGTCGCCCGTCAGGAAATGGGGCTTTCAGATGGCCATGATTTAAGTATTCAGGAACTGTGCTGGTGGGCTTTCATGCGCAACATGATGCACCTGATGCCGGAAGAAGTTTGCCGTATATCAATAAATAAGATGAAAGCCGCAACGCAGGATAGCGGACCTCTGAAAGAGGCGGATATTCGCCCGTATGACGATCGCGCTACAGCATATGTTCAGATGATGGAAGAACGCGCCGCGCCGATGCGTGCAAAAGTATGCCCTGTGGATGTTGACTCCGACCCTGGCATGGCGCATTTCAAAATACCAAAACTGCAATCGCTAAAATTACCTGAGTACATGGACTTTGTTGCTTCCCGTCCATGCTGTGGGTGTGGAGCGGCGGGAGCTGGCGCTCACATTACGCCTTATATCGTTCGTCATAGTCGATTATGCGCGCATGACATTTACGCAATTCCTCTGTGCCAGTCATGCCAGCGTGATATTGAGCGTGACCGCGATAATTGGGAGAAGACGCACGGTAGGCTGGCGATGCATCAACGATTGTTCTTTGATTACGCGCTTGGAGTCGGCGCTATCACAAGTCACTCGTCGAGCGTTAGATAAAATTGCTCTAATGTATTGCTATTTCTTTAATCGAGGGTATTATATTCCACGTTGATTAGTTGACATGGGCTAATCAGTAGGTGACAGGATGTTACTTAACTGGCAGGGACGCCACTTCATGGAAATAAATCACTCACGAATAACATCGTACGAGATTGCGGATTACATGATCCGCACTAAATCTCTTCTATCAGCGAAAGAACTCGCAGCAATTCTTGAAAAGGAATACCCGCATCTGGATGTCGATAAGCGCGATGTTTATCTGCGCTTAAAGGCTATCGCTGTGTCTAAGTATTCGTCTGTTTTGATTGATGACAGTACACGCCCACGTAGATTTCAGATCCACTCTCTGAATCCTGAATTCTTTCGCCGTAGCCGCGCTCCGCGCCGGTTTGATGAAAAACTCCAGAACGAACTCTATATGACGCAGGACGAAAAGGAACGCCGGGAGCACCAGCCTTGGGTAATGGCGCGTCAACTTTTCAATAAGGTGGCCCGTCAGCACCGTCATTACGGTAATGCCACATCCGCACGTATCTGATTGATTGCTTGCCCGTTCCGGGCCTTTTGACATGTGACTTTCGTTACCCTCGCGTCAAAAAGAGTTTTTACGAAAGGAAGCATAAGTGACCTGGGACGATCACAAGAAGAATTTTGCTCGCCTGGCGCGAGATGGTGGTTACACCATCGCACAGTATGCCGCCGAGTTTAATCTTAACCCTAATACTGCACGTCGTTATCTCCGTGCCTTCAAAGAAGACACCAGGACAGCGGACAGCCGCAAGCCAAATAAGCCAGTCAGGAAGCCACTAAAAAGCATGATCATTGATCACTCTAATGATCAACATGCAGGTGATCACATTGCGGCTGAAATAGCGGAAAAACAAAGGGTTAATGCCGTTGTCAGTGCCGCAGTCGAGAATGCGAAGCGCCAAAATAAGCGCATAAATGATCGTTCTGATGATCATGACGTGATCACCCGCGCCCACCGGACCTTACGTGATCGCCTGGAACGCGACACCCTGGATGATGATGGTGAACGCTTTGAATTCGAAGCTGGCGATTACCTGATAGATAACGTTGAAGCGCGGAAGGCTGCGCGCGCTATGTTGCGTCGGTCCGGGGCCGATGTTCTGGAAACCACTCTTCTGGAAAAGTCTCTTTCTCATCTCCTTATGCTGGAGAATGCCAGGGATACGTGTATTCGTCTGGTGCAGGAAATGCGCGATCAGCAAAAAGACGATGATGAAGGGACTCCGCCTGAATATCGTATCGCGAGCATGCTAAACAGCTGTTCCGCGCAGATAAGCAGCCTGATCAACACCATTTACAGCATCCGGAATAACTATCGAAAAGAAAGCCGGGAGGCGGAAAAGCACGCTTTATCTATGGGGCAAGCTGGCATTGTTAAGCTGGCATACGAACGAAAGCGTGAAAATAACTGGTCAGTGCTGGAAGCAGCTGAATTCATCGAGGCGCATGGCGGAAAAGTGCCGCCCCTGATGCTGGAGCAAATCAAAGCCGATCTGCGTGCTCCTAAGACCAATACCGATGATGAGGAAAGGCAAACAGCCGTCGGTGGCCCTTCTCTTGAAGATCTGGACAAAGTTGCGCGAGAACGGGCCGCCAACCGCCGCGCCGATGCCGCATTGTGGATTGAGCAGCGTAGGGAAGAAATCGCCGATATCGTTGATACAGGCGGTTATGGAGATGTTGATACTGAAGGTGTATCAAACGACCCATGGCTGGAACAAGACCTGGACGAAGACGAGGAGGAAGACGAAGAAGTTACCCGCAAGCTATACGGGGATGATGATTAATGGCCAGAAGTTGCGTAACGGATCCACGTTGGCGCGAGCTGGTGGCGCTATATCGTTATGACTGGATTGCTGCCGCTGATGTTTTGTTCGGCAAAACACCTACCTGGCAGCAGGATCTGATTATTGAGTCTGTGCAGGAACAGGGTAGCAAGACATCTGTTTCGTCTGGTCACGGTACCGGGAAATCAGACATGACTTCTATCATGATCATGTTGTTCATAATCATGTATCCAGGTGCCCGTGCCATTATCGTTGCGAACAAAATTCAGCAGGTAATGACCGGTATATTCAAGTACATCAAGATAAACTGGGCTACTGCCACCAGCCGTTTCCCATGGCTTGCTGATTATTTTGTTCTGACAGAAACCGCTTTCTATGAGATTACTGGTAAAGGTGTATGGACTGTAGTACCGAAGGGCTTTCGTCTGGGAAGTGAAGAAGCTCTCGCCGGTGAACACGCAGATCATCTTCTGTATATTATCGATGAAGCCTCCGGTGTCAGTGATAGAGCTTTCGGTATCATCACCGGTGCTCTTACCGGACAGGATAACCGCATCTTATTGCTGTCACAGCCTACACGCCCAAGCGGCTATTTCTACGATACACACCATAAACTGGCCAAGCGTCCTGGTAACCCTGATGGCGTTTATACGGCGATCACGCTTAACAGTGAGGAATCACCGTTGGTAACGCCAGCATTTATCAAAATGAAGCTGGCGGAGTACGGCGGGCGTGATAACCCTATGTACATGATTAAGGTACGCGGCCTATTCCCTAAATCACAGGATGGCTTCCTTCTTGGACGTGATGAGGTTGAACGTGCAACGCGGCGGAAAGTCAAGATTGCAAAAGGATGGGGCTGGCTTGCATGTGTGGACGTTGCTGGTGGTACGGGACGGGATAAGTCCGTTATCAATATCATGATGGTGTCCGGCCAGCGAAATAAACGCCGTGTAATCAACTATCGAATGCTGGAATACACAGACGTTACAGAAACGCAGCTTGCCGCCAAAATTTTCGCAGAATGTAATCCTGAGCGATTCCCAAATATCACCATAGCGATAGACGGCGATGGCCTGGGTAAAGCAACGGCGGATCTGATGTACGAGTATTATGGTATTACCGTACAGCGTATACGCTGGGGTAAAAAGATGCATAGCCGTGAAGATAAGAGCCTGTACTTTGATAAACGTGCTTATGCCAACGTTCAAGCCGCAGAGGCCGTAAAATCTGGTCGTATGAGACTGGATAAGGGTAATGAAACTATTGAGGAAGCGTCGAAAATCCCTGTAGGGATTAACTCCGCAGGTCAATGGAAGGTGATGAGTAAGGAGGATATGAAGAAAAAACTCAACCTGCACTCACCAGACCATTGGGATACATATTGTTTCGCTATGCTGGCGGATTATGTTCCCCAGGATGAAGTGCTTAGCGTCGAAGACGAAGCGCAGGTTGATGAAGCTCTGGCATGGCTTAACGAATGAATATTTGCTCTAATAAATTGTGTTTTTTAACTACCGATGTTACATTGAACCTGACCTCTTGCGCCTTGAGGCATTTTCGGTTTATGCTTATCAGGCACCTCATTAAAACGGGTGCCGGGATTGAGACCCCGGATAATGCAAAAGGCGACACAGACGCCAAAAGCGTCTTTTTTTGTGTCATGCCATCGCACAGCCATACGTAGCGTTTAGCTCAGAGATCAATGGTAGTGCTGGCTGGGCTGCCGAAAGGCAGGCCGGTTCCCTTTTGCGCCGGTAGTCTCAACCCAGTCAGTGCTACCGCCATTGAGATTGAGACCTCACGCGGTAGCTCCTTAAATTAGCAAAAGGAGGCTGCCATTGTGGCTACTATCCCTACCCCT